GTCGACGGTCGTCAGAACGCCAGTTCCAGCCTTTGGCGACCTGCTACGGCCCAGTGCCCGAAGGAATGCCAGAAAGCGGCTTAGTTGCCGCAAGGCTTCGAACATGGTACGGTGAAATTGAGAATGGCCCCTGTCTTCGGATAGGGCCTTTTTTGTTTGAGGCTCCGTATGGCGAAAAGCCCCGCTTGGCAGCGTAGCGCCGGGAAGTCCAAGAGCGGGGGGATCAACGAGGCGGGCCGGCCTTATCCGACGCTCGTCGATAATATGCGGGCGGCGAAAAAGTGACCCGCACGGATTATCGCAAGGGCGGCAAGGTCAAGGGGCCGGGCACGGGGACGAGCGACAGCGTCCCCGCGAGGTTGTCGAAGGGTGAGTTCGTCACGACGGCGAAAGCCACTCGCGAGATCGGCGCCGCGAAGCTCCAGCGCCAGATGAAGGCGGCCGAGCGCCGCGCCAACACGAAAGGATCAAAGCGATGATGGCTTGTGCATCTTGTCCGAACCCGGCCGCTTGCAAGAAGGCTGGCGGGTGCATGAAGAAGGCCGCCGGTTACAAGAAGGGTGGCATGGTGAAGAAGCCGGTTAAGGGCGGCAAGAAGTAAGCATGTCTGCCGCGATCCAAGAGCGCATGGCCCGAGCGCACCTCGGGATCGAGATGGAGGTGTTCCGCGAGAGCACCGCCTACAAGCATCTCGTAGCGTGTGCGGAACAGCGGTATCAAGGGGCCGTGGCGGAACTGATCGACGCGGACCCCACGGACGTCGGGATCATCGCACGGGCGCAGGCGGATGCGCGGGTGTTCCTCGAAATGCGGCAGTGGATTGAGACGGCGATCCAGGGCGGTCAACTGGCGGCCGGCGAACTTCGGGCGCAGGACTACGCGGAATGAACCCCCACATCGCCGCTCACCGCCGGGCACTAGACGAACTTGACGCCGTGATCCCGTCCGTTGAAGCCCTTGCCGCTGATTGCATCGCGAGCATCAAGGCGGGCGGCAAGATCCTGCTGTTCGGGAACGGCGGTAGCGCGGCGGATGCCCAGCACTGGGCGGCGGAACTGACGGGCCGCTACAAGCGGGAACGCCGCGCGCTGCCCGCCATCGCGCTCACCACGGACACGTCGGCACTGACGGCGATCGGGAACGACTACGGGTTCGGGGATGTGTTCGCGCGACAGGTCCGGGCGCTGGCCCGTGACGGGGACGTGCTGATCGGTATTTCCACGTCGGGCACCTCCCCGAACGTCGTGGATGCCATCAAGGCGAACGCCGGCCGGGCGTGCATCCACGCGATGATCACCGGGCCGACCGCTCCGGGCATGTCTCTGTTGGACCACGCCATCCGCGCCCCCGGCGACAGCACCGCCACCATCCAAGAAATGCACGCGATCATCGGACACATCCTATGTGGGATGATTGAAGACGCCTTTGCGGAGTGACCAATGGGACCAGGGACGGGCAGAAGCGGCGGGCCTCGCGCCACGCCGGCCGATACGCTGCGCGCTCTGGCGGGGGACATTTCGGATTACCTCGCATCGCGTGGGGAGTTGTTGCAGGGGATCGCCGCTGATCCTGCCTATGCGCCCCGTGCGGCGTCGGGTCGTGAGGCACTTGCCCAGATCATCAACCGCACCCCGGAAGAGGGTCGCGCGCGGTTTGATGAAGTGTTCGCCAACCCCTTCATGGGGGCGATGCCGGTTGCGGGCATCTTCGCGGGCATGGGGGCGAAGACCGCCGACCTCGCGAAGCTACGGGTGGCCGAGGACATGGCGGGCAAGGGAGCCGAGCCGGAAGCCATCCGTGCAGCGACGGGGTGGTTCCAAGGGCCGGATCAGAAGTGGCGGTTTGAGATACCGGACAACGAGGCTTTCCTAGAGACGCCGCGTGGCGCCCCACCGGGATACGAGGCCCTACAGCACCCGGACGTGCAGGATGCCTATCCCGACTTGTGGGCGCAGCTACAGCAGTCCATCCGTCCGGGTCCGCAACGGGGGAAGTTCTACCCCGACACGAAGACCATCGTTGCGGAAGGCCCGACGCAGGACGTGCGCCGGTCAACGGCGCTTCACGAAATCCAGCACGCCGTACAGCAGCGCGAGGGGTTCGCGCCCGGCGCGAGCGTGGGCGGCATTGAAGCCGGGATGGACAATGCCCGGCGCCGGGTTGAGGAAACCACGCAGGCTCTCAACAGAAGCCCTGCAATGCAGCGGTTCCGCGACGATTTCGCATCGAAGTTCGGCCAGCCGTATCCCTACCCCCTGACGGACGCGGGGATGGATGAGGCGGTTGCGAAAATGCTCGGCAACCGTTTCGGGGTGCCATCGGAAGAGGTTTCAGCGTTTCTCGCGTCCCATCCGATGCTGCAATCGCTCCGTCAGGATTTGACCGATGCGACGGCTGGCGCCCGACAGGTGCCGGGGTATGGCACGGGCGCTTACAACGCCTATCGGAATGTGTCCGGCGAGGTAGAAGCCCGCGACGTCCAGTCCCGCGCCGACTTCACGCCTGAGCAGCGAGCGGCAACGACCCCTTACTCCTCCCAGGGCATCGCACCGGATGACATGATCGTCCTGCCGCGAAGCGGGGGCGTGCAGGCGAGCGTCCGTGGCGTCACCATCCCGCCGGATGATCTGGCGCGGCTTCGCGGAATGACCGAGGACGAGTACGTCGCAGCGATCAACCCGGACGGAAAGCGCATCCCGGATCGGCCATTCGGCCCGCAACGCCCGGAGCCAATCCGGGAACTGATGGTCGGCCTTGGGGAGCCCCCGCGTCTGGTCCGGACTGACACCTTGGCTGACGGCAGCAAGGTCAAGATCGTTGCGGTCACCCGGTACGGGAAGCCAACCGGGGAGTATTGGGCGGTCCAGGGAAAGAACGTCATCGGCCAAGCCGCGCCGACCGGCGACGGAACGGCGTTGATGGTCGCGGACGAGTTTCAAGGAAAGGGCATCGGCACGCTGTTGTCGTCCGTCGCTCGGGCTGCCGACCCATTTGCCCCGTCAGGCGGCCTGTCCGCTGGGGGAGAGGCGACGGCGCGCAAGGCATTCCAAAACATCGTGGCGCCAGAGGATCGGTGACCGCGACGAGTTCCTGACTTCGGTCGGGATGCCCTTCTAAGCGGCCTTGGGCAAGCCGCCGAGCAGCGTCGTGAGACGCCGCACTTCCCACTAGACGGAGCCTTACCCTTGTCTGATGACGCCACCCTTTCGGGCGCGTCGGTAGTCTTCAATGCCGATGCCCCGCCGCAGATCGACCTTAACGCGGACAACGAGCCGCCGGTCGTAGACGAGCGCCCCGAACTCACGGGCCGCGATGCCGTCGAAGAGGCCGCCGCACGGAAAGCCCGAGACGCGCAGGCCCGGAAGATCCGGGAAGCGCAGGGACAGCCCGAGCCGTCGAACGACGACGACGACGGGGACGACGACAACACGCCCCCGTCCGCACCGGGACAGGCGTCGGATGTTCCTGGGGAGCCCCAGCAGCCCCGCGACCGGGAGGGCAAGTTCGCCGCGAAGAACGTGGCCGACGACACGAAGATCCGCGTCAAGGTCAACGGCGAGGAGCGCGAAGTCACCGTCGAGGAACTTCGGCGCAACTACCAGATCGAATCGGCCGCCCGGCAGCGGATGCAGCACGCATCCGAAATGCAGCGGCAAGCGGCGGCGATGCTAGAGACGGCCCGACAGGAAGCCGGTCGCATCGCCAACGCGAACCAGAACGCCCCCGGCGGCGCCCCCGCGCAGGCCGAAACGGGCAACGATGACGTGGACAAGCTGGCGGAGGCACTCGCCTACGGCAGCAAGGACACGATCAAGGAAGCCTTGGCAAAGGCACTGAAGGGCCAGAGCGGTACGCAGCAGGCACCCGCTCTCACCCCCGACGTCGTACAGGCCGAGGTGGACAAGCGGGTGCGTGCTTGGCAGATCGCATCCGAGGCACGAAACGACCTACAGACTTTTGCTGACCGTCATCCCGACGTCGCCAAGGACGAGGACCTACAGACCGTCGTCGCGCAGCGTGCCCAGCGCATGATGCTCGAAGACTTGGAGACTGTAGGCGCCGACCCCCGCGTACTGGCATCCCTGACGCCCGCCCAGATCGGTTTTTACCACCGTGAGGCGGTACGTCTCGGCTATGCGCGGCCGACCATGACGATCTTCGACACGGCAGCGAAAGAAACGAAGGCGAAGTTCGCGCCGCCGGCTCAGGCCGCTCTTCAGTCCCGCAAGGATGCGAAGGCGAACCTGTCCAAGCCTACTCATGCCGCATCCATCCGGGCGCCTGCACCCCAGCCGCCCAAGCCGAAGACCCCCGCGGACATCATCGCTGAAGAGCGTGCGTCCCGTGGACTTCGCTTCGCCTGAGAAACTCGCGCAGTGATGCGCCGGTAGAAGGAATACGAACATGCCTGCTGGTCAGGTTTGGTCCACGAACTCGCTTGGCGGGTTCCTCTATGCCGACGAACTGTCGGACGTCCTGCGCACCGAGGTGCGTTCCACCAACAAGTTCCGCCAGCTTTGCGATGCCCAGGACTTCAGCGACAAGGGCCTCCACCACGGCCAGACCGTGACGTGGAACGTCTACTCGAAGCTGGACGGCACCGCGACGACGCTGGCGGAAACGACGGCGATGCCTGAGACGAACTTCCGCGTCACTCAGGGCACGGCGACCGTGTTGGAGTGGGGCCGGGCCGTTCCGTTCACCTCGCTTGTCGATTATTTCGCCAAGCATTCGGTGAACGAGGTCACCCGCAACGTCCTCGCCCGCGACTGCCGCGAGACGCTGGACCGCGCCGCGTTTGCCGAGTTCAACAAGACGGCGCTCCGTTACGTGGGCACGGCGACGGCTGCGGCCGGCGTTCTGACCACGAACGGCACGGCGACCGCCACCAACTCGTCGGCGCTCAACAAGTACCACGTCCGCGCCATCGTGGACACGATGAAGGAACGGAACATCCCCGCATATTCCGGGGACGACTACATGGCGATCGGCCGCCCCACTGGCTACCGCGTCCTGCGGAACGAGCTGGAGACGGTGAGCCAGTACGTCGAAAGCGGGTACGCGAAGATCCTGCGCGGCGAGATCGGTCGCTTCGAGGGCTGCCGCTTCATCGAGCAGACCAACATCCCGCGTGGTCGTGCCGCGTCGGGTGCGACCACGATCCCGGACGGCGTGGTGTGGTCTTCGAGCCAGGCCGATTGGTGCTTCTTCATGGGCGCCGACACGGTGGCCGAGGTCATTTCGGTTCCGCCCGAGGTTCGTGGCAAGATCCCGTCCGACTACGGCCGGTCGCTTGGCATGGCTTGGTATGCGCTCGAAGGGTTTGGCATCATCTACTCTTCGGGCAACGATCCGGCCGCCACGAACGCCCGCATCATCAAATGGGACTCCGCCGCCTGATACCACGGCGGCCGAACGGGGCATGGTCTGACGACTGCGCCCCGTCTTTTTTCAACTGCCGTGGATAAGGAGCTAAAGCCATGGCTTACAGTGTATCGTATGATCACCCCACCTACGCGGGCCGAACGCTGGTCCAGGGTGGGTCTTCGGCGGCCGGCACGCTCGCCGTCTCCGCTTCGATCCTGCACCCGGCGGCGCAGGACCTTTGGAACGTCGCCTATCAGGTCACGGCGGCCGGCACGGGCACGGGCGCTCTTGCCCGCGTCATCAACGTGTCGGGCACGACCACGACCACGCTGGCGACCATGACGGCCGGCACTTCGGCCATCGGGTCGGTCGTTCGCGCGCGCGTAATCAGCACGGCGACGACGTTCTCCACCCCCATCGCGATCGCGGCGGCGGACTCGTTCACCTACGTCACCAACGTGGCCGATGCCACGCTGGCGGGCCGGGTGGCCTACGAGGTCTCGATCGACGCCGAAGCCCTGCTTACCTAAGAAGGAGTGACGCGACATGGCGATCATGCGCGGGAACAACATGGTCTCGGCCAAGGTGGTCACGGACAACCTGCCTCGGGACATCGAGTCGAAGGACATGGGCAAGGTCGCGAAGACCGATGCCCTGACCCCGAACAACACCGGCATTGCCGACAAGTTCAATTACGGCGGCAAGTCGGGCCGGTAATCGATCACACCCAACTCAGGCCCCCGCTGGAAACGGCGGGGGATTTTTTTCGTTGCGGCCATCCTTCGGGACGCCGCCTGACCCGTGAGGGAACATGGTCTGGAAACCCGGCATCGATTATTCGTGGCGTGAGCACACCCGTATCTGGCACCTCGCCGTCCCGTTCACGAAGGGACGGGTGTTGGACATCGGCGGGGGGATGCATCGGATCTTCGAGCACTGGACGTATTTGAACAGCGACAAGGCCCACGCCGGGCAGCGGGTGGCTGACATCCGCGCTGACGGTGGCGACCTGTCGATGTTCGCGGATCGGTCGTGGGATGCGGTGTTCTCGTCGCACACCTTGGAACACATCAAGGATCACGTCGGCGCGCTTGTGGAATGGTCCCGCATCGTCAAGGACGGCGGGCATATCTGCCTATACCTGCCCCACAAGGACCTTTACCCGAACATCGGGCAGCCGGGGGCCAATCCTGATCACGTCCACGACTTCCGGCCTGAAGACATCCTTGAAGCGATGGAGGAGGTCACCAAGCGAACCGGGCGGGGCTGGGAATGCCTTGAATGCGAGGTTCGCCCGCAGGACGAAGAATACTGCTTCTGGATGGTCTTCCGGCTTCGGGCCGATGCGACCACCGAATTCAAGCCGTGGAAGAAGCCCGATAAGTCCGTGATGGTCATCCGGCTCGGGGCCTTCGGGGACCAGATCCAAGCGGCGTCGGTCCTGCCCCACCTGAAGGCGCAGGGCTACCACGTCACCTATATGAGCGCCAATCCCGGTGTGCAGGCGGTCACCCACGACCCGCACATTGACGACTTCATCATCGTGGATAAGGACCAAATCCCGAACCCGCTCCTGGGTGAGTATTTCGACCGGATGGAGAGGGAGCGGTTCGACCGGGTGGTGAACTTGTGCGAGAGCATCGAAGGGGCGATCCTGCAGCTTCCGGGGCGGGTCGGGGACAGCTACCCCCATGAGGTTCGACGGAAGATTTACGACGTCAACTATCTGGAGCGGACCCACGATATCGCCGGGGTGCCGCACGAATTCCATGCCCGGTTCTACGCGACGGATCATGAGATGGCGCAGACGCAGCGCCAGCTCCTTGACAAGATCAAAGAGCCGGTGAAAGTCCTATGGGTCATTGCGGGGTCGTCGCCTCACAAGCTGTATCCGTGGCAACCGCAGGCCATCGTCCAGTTGCTACAGGAGCGGGACGACGTGCATATCATCCTCGCGGGGGATGAGCGGTGCCAGGATGTCGAGCAACTGATTGAGGACGCGGCGATCGGCTATTTCGGCACGGCGAGCCGGATCACGCGCACGTCGGGCAACTGGCCGATCCGGGCGACCATGACCCTCGCCAAGATGGTTGACGTGGTTGTCGGGCCTGAGACGGGCGTGCTGAATGCGGTGTGTCTGGAGGAGCGGCCGGCGAAGGTGGTGTTGCTTTCGCACTCTTCCGCGAACGCCTTGACCCGCCATTGGGTCAACACGATCCCGATCCAAGCGCCGGCCGGGTCCACCCCATGTCACCCTTGTTTTAGGCTTCAATACGATTTCAGCCGATGCGTGAAGGACCCCAAAAGCGGTTCCGCCGCTTGTCAGGCGATGATCAACCCGAAGGACGTGGCGGAAGCGGTGGCGACGGGCATTAACCTGCCGGACGCCAATGAGACCGGGGCGACGATCTTGGGGGCGAACCTTGACCCATCCGGCTTGACCGTGGGCACCGTAGCGCCCGCCAAGCCGCTCACCGAAGCGGAGGGTGGCCTTCGGGTGGTGGTGTCCGATGCTTCCTGACGATATCCGCCCCATCGTCGTCGTCGGGGATGTGATGCTTGACGTCACGATCCACGGCGAGGTCACGCGCATCTCTCCCGAGGCCCCGGTGCCGGTGGTGAAGCGGCAGCGGGTGGAAGAGGTGCTTGGCGGGGCGGGGAACGTGGCTGCGAACATCGCGGCCATGGGCGCCCCGGTGAAACTCATTTCGGTCGTGGGGGATGACGACGCCGCGCACCGGATGCGTCAGGCGTGCTACACGGCGGGGGTGGGGTGCTATCTGCATCCCGACCGCGCACGTCCCACGACGAGCAAAACGCGCATCGTGTCGAGCGGGCATCAGATGATCCGCATGGACGATGAGAGCACGGCCCCCATCAGCCGGGACGTCGAAGAGAAGATCATCAGTCAGGTGACCCACGCGCTCGAAGGCGCGGCGGTGCTGGTCATTTCCGACTATGCGAAGGGCGTCCTCACGGAACGGGTGTTGCAGGAGATCATCACGGCGGCGACCGAGAAGGTGCTTGTCGTGGTGGACCCGAAGCACACGAACTGGTCCCGGTACGAAGGGGCCGACGTCATCAAGCCGAACGCCGGGGAGATGGCGGCGGCGGCGGGGAAGCCTACGGGGACGGATTGCGAGGTGGAGGCATCGGGCTATTGGATGCTCGCCGGCTACTCGGTCGGGGTGATCGTCTGCACCCGTGCGGAAGATGGGGCGACGCTCATTCGGGACGGCGTGGATGCCCTCCACGTCCGGGGAGAGCGGCGGAAGGTCCGCGATGTCCAGGGTGCCGGGGATACCGCCCTTGCGGGGCTTGCGGTTGCCCTCGCTGCGGGGCTCGATCTTGAAGCCGCGACGGAACTGGCGGTCCATGCGTCGGGCCTTGCGGTGGAGCGACCGGGGACGGCGGTGGTGGGGCGCTATGACCTGTTCACGACGAAGGAAGTCGTCGGCGTGGCGAACGGGTGCTTTGACCTGTTTCATCCGGGCCACCTGCACTTGATCCGGGCGGCCCAAGAGGAATGCGACCGGCTCGTCGTACTGGTCAATTCGGACGAAAGCGTGCGGGCGTTGAAGGGTGACGGGCGTCCGGTGTGGAACGAACTGGTCCGATCCGAGATGGTCCGGGCGCACCTCCGTCCGGGCGACGACGTGGTGGTATTCCGGTCGGAGCAAGAGTTGGCGTCGCTGATTGAAAGGCTCTCCCCCGATGTGTTGGTGAAGGGCGGGGAGTACCGGGGGAATCCGGTCGTGGGATCGGAGTTCGCGGGGCGTTTGTGTTTCGTGCCTCGGCTTGGGGACCATTCGACCACGGCGCTGGTGGACAAAATCGCCCGCGCGGCGTAGACTGAAATTGAGAATTCGACGTTCTGCCCGAGGCGCCACAGCGGCGCCTCTTTTCGTTTGTGGAGGGTGCCATGGGGCCAGGGACCGGCAGGAGTTCCGCGCCGACCCTGACGCCGGCCGACACGCTCGCGGACCTGATGGGCGCGGGCCGGGCCGCGCTTGGGTGGGCGCAGGACAACCCCTTGGACGCGGCGGCGCTTGCGGTGTCGCCGGTTCCGGTGGTGGGGGACATCGCCGGCATCGCGAACGACGTGCGGCACTACGTCAACGAGCCTGAGACGCGGACGGTCAGCAACGCGCTGATGTCGCTCATGGGGCTGTTGCCGTTCGTGCCCAGTATGGCGGGGGCGATCGGGCGGGCGGGCGGGTCTTTTGAACTGGACTACTTCGGCCAGCCGATCCGCATCCTCCAAAACCCATCCACGCAGCAACAGGTCGGGTTTCTGAACCGGACGAAGTACAAGGCGGCGCGTCGGATCGTGGACCCTGAGACGGGCGACACGTACTTGTGGGACGCGAACGACCCCGCACTCCATGCCATGGTGGCCGAGCAGCTTGGCATCAAGCCGGGCGGCAAGACCATCATGGACATGATCGGCTTGGATTAGTCGTCGGTGATGATGTCTCCCGCGCCGGGGGGGCGGTCGTAAGGAACCTTGAGGTGCGCGGCCCCTTCGGCGTGGGTCGCCTGCTCGGCAGGCCAGTACCAGTGGTCGCCGTTCCGAGGGTCGGTGATCCGGCGGGCTGCTTTGTATTTCGACGCGGCGATGATGCCGCGCACGTCGGCGTCACTCGGGTTTCGGGTCGGATTGAACATCGGCGTCCTCGCAAAGAGTTGCCGCCAGCGCACGAACTGCGCTGACGGCCTGATCGGTGTCGGGCACCCACACGCGGATTTCACGAAGCCCGCGCTTTCGCTTGCGGGCCTCGGTGGCGCGGACGTACTTGGCGGTGGTCACGGGACAGTCACGCCGTCCCGGCCGCAGCCGGGGCCGTAGATGATGGCGGGGTGGGCGGCGCGGTTTTCCAGCTTGTACAGGATGTTGAGCGCCCGCTTTTCGGCGGCCTCATAGGTCGGCCAGAAACGGCGGTAGCGGACGGACACGTTGCCCCAGAACGTCAGTTCAAACTTGCCGGTGGTCATGGTCATCTCCATCCCCGCGAGCGCGGGGAACAAGGGGTGGTCAGATGCCGCTCGCCATGGACGGCTGCGCCGCATCGCGGTCGTGCATGTCGAACGCGCCGACGTCGGAGTTCCACGAAAACTGGACGCCGCAGCCGCCGTTCGCGAGGATGTGGGCAATGAGGGCGTCGGTCGCGGGGCCGTAGTTCCACGTCCGGTCGCCGCGGGTGCGGCCGAACTGGACCTCGTATGCGGTGTTGCGGGCGTCGTCGATCTCGTCCGGGTTGTTGAGCCACTGCGTCGCGTCGGTGAACATTTCCGACACGGTGGCCCCGGTGCCGTAAACGGCGCCGTCGTCGGTGTTATAGAGGATGAAGCCGGGCATTGGTGCCTCCTTGGTTGCTGACAAGAGAACCTTACGCCGTAACGTCGGCCCGGTCAACGAAAATCTTACGCCGTAACGAAATTTGGAGGGTGCCATGGCGGTCAGCTACAGCGGACTGACGGGCACGCGAGGTAGCGCGGGAGCCATTCAAACCTGGGTGAACCAGTCCGTCCCCGCCGACGAAATCCTAGACGACGCGCAGGCCCACATCTTCCGGCGCCTTCGGGTGCGGGAGATGATTGCCACGTCCACGGGCACCATCACGGCGTCGGCCACGGCGGTCGATCTGCCGGTGCGGTATCTGTCGAACAAGCGCCTTCGGATGGTGTCCCCGGACACGCATGAGATCCAGCCTCGGCTTGTCGAAGACTTGGACGACTTCCGGGTCTACGACGGGGCGGGCGGGGTGTCGAGCGGAACCCCGATGATGTTCGCGGAACAGGGAACGTCGGCTGAATTGGATGTGATGGCGGATCAGGCTTATGTCTACCGATGGACGTACTTCCAAGAGCCGGCCCGGCTTTCCACGGCGACGGAAACCAACTGGCTCACCACGAAGGCCCCCCGGTTGCTTCGGGCGGCGTGTCTGGCCTTTGCCAACGAGTACATGAAGGACCAAGCCGAAAAGTCCCACTGGCTCGCGGTGGCCGAGGCCGAGATCGACAAGCTGAATGAGGAATACGACCTCGCGCAGGGGGCCGCGATCATCGACCGGCCGACGACGCGATGACCTTTCGGCTATCCGACATTCCGACCGGCGACCCCACGCTTCAACGGTGGTGGGCGGATACGAAGCGGGCGCTTGAACAAGAGTTCGACCGCCTGTCCCGGCAAAACCTGCTTCCGATCTATGCGTCCACGGCCCTACCCGACAAGGGCGGCAAGCCTTTGTGGATTGCGGTGTCCACGGGCACCGCGCTCGTCCCTGCCTACCGCGACGGGACGAACTGGCGGCATTGGGGCACGGGCACGGCGACTTTCTGAGGTGACCGATGGCTGATTCCGCGACGACGAGCAATCGCTTTCGCAAGCAGACGCTCGCCTCGAATGTGAACGTGTGGGGCGATCCGTACCTCAACACGAATTTCGACCTGATTGATGCGGCGTTGGATGGTGTGTCCGCCATTGCGGTGGGGACGGCGACGGCGACGACGCTCACGTCCACGAACTACGCCAGCGACCAGACGCGCAACCGGGTCCACATTTACTCGGGCACGGGGACGCAGACGCTCACGGCGACGATCCCGCTGGTCACCAAGAACTACCTCGCGATCAACGATGCGGCCGGCCCCGTCCGGTACATCATGGCATCGGGGACAGGGGCCACGGTCGAGGCGGGGCGCATTTCCTGGGTCGTGTCGGACGGGACGAATGTTCGCCTTGGCTCCCCCCGTCTGGATCAGGTTCCCGCGCCCACTTCGGCGGTGAGCCTCAATTCGCAGCGGATTACGTCGCTTGCGGCGGGCACGGCGGCGACGGATGCGGCGAGCCTGTCGAACCGGCTTGACCAGTTTGCGGCGCCCACGACGGCGGTTTCGTTCGGGACGCAGCGGATTACGAACCTCGCGACGCCGACGAGCACGGCGGATGCAGTGACCAAGGCATATGCGGACGGCCTGTCATTCTCGGCGGCGCTGCCGACGGGCACCTCTTCGGGCGACGTGCTGATCTACAACGGGTCGGCGGGTGCGTGGGCAGGCCCGGCAACGCTTCCCTACATCGCGACGACGGGCGGCACGCTGTCGGGTGCGTTGAACTTCACGGACCATCAGGCCATCCGGCCGGAACTCCACGACTACTCGCTGACGCTCTCCAATCTCGGGAACGCGGGCGGGACGGCGACGGCTAATCTGCAAAACGGCAACACGTTCTCGGCCACGTCCACGGCGACGACGACGTGGGTGTTCTCGCACCCCCCGACCGGCAACCGGACCGGGGCGTTCTCGCTATTCTTGATCAACGGGGGGCAGTACACGCAGACTTGGCCCGCATCGGTACGGTGGAACGGCAACAGCGCGCCGACGCTCACCTCGACCGGCACCGACGAACTGGCCTTTGTGACCTACAACGCGGGGACCAACTGGCACGGTCGCCGTGCGTGGGCAAGCGCATGATCCCGTTCTTCCTAGGGGCGGCGGGCGGGGCGCCGGTCGCGTCGCAAGTCTTCGCCACGACGCTTTACACGGGCAACGGGTCGTCGCAGACGATCGCAAACGGCATCGACACGGACCTCGCGTGGATCAAGGCTCGCAGCGAGGCGTGGGACCATGCCTTGTGCGATCAGCTTCGCGGCATCAACGCCAAGCTGCGCTCAAACTCGACGATCAACGAACTGACCGGCTCGGGCAGCGTGACGGCGTTCGGCACGACCGGGTTCACGGTCGGGTCGCAGGACGACGTGAACCGCAACCTCGTTACCTACGTCGCATGGTCCTTCGCCCGCGCCGCCCGCTTCTTCGATGTGGTGACGTGGACGGGTGATGGGTCTAGCAACCGGCAGATTGCTCACAGCCTTGGCATTGCTCCGGGCCTAATTCTCGTCAAGTCACGGAGCGGGGTAAGACATTGGACAGGTCAGCACAGGTCTTTGGGCCCAACGCAGGATATTGTTCTTTCTCTTGCAAACGCAGCTTACTCTGAGCCGAATGCTTGGAACAACACAGCCCCAACATCAGCGAATTTTACGGTCGGAAGTTACACTAGCGCAAACAACAACCTTGAAACCTACGTCGCCTACCTCTTCGCCCACGACACCGCGTCGGACGGCATCGTGCAGTGCGGGTCGTATACCGGCAACGGGTCCGCGAGCGGGCCGACTGTGACGCTCGGGTGGCGTCCACAGTTCGTGATGGTCAAGCGGGCATCCGGCGGCACAGGCAACTGGGTCATCTTTGACACGGCGCGCGGCATTCCCGCCGGCAACGATCCGACGCTCTGCCCGAACAGCAGCGCAGCCGAAGACGGTGTGCTTTCAGCCGCCGACTATATCGACCTGACGGCGACCGGCTTCACGCTCGCCAGCGCCGACACGAACCTGAACAACAACACCGACACCTACGTGTTCATGGCCGTGAGGTCCGCATAATGAAAACGTGCGCCGTCCCAAATTGCACGGGGAAACACAGCGCCCGTGGATACTGCCACACCCATTACATGAGAATAATGGCGCACGGAGACCCCAACACGGTCAAACTGAAGCGCCACGGCAAAGACAAGAATACGTACAACCGTTGGCTCGCAATGGTAAAGCGGTGCACTGACCCGGCCGACAAGCATTTCAAGAACTATGGCGGGCGCGGGATTACGGTGTGCGAGCGATGGATGTCGTTTGAGAACTTCTACGCGGACATGGGCAAGAGCCCTGACGGACTGTCGCTTGACCGTATCGACAATGACCGGGGCTATGAGCCGGACAATGTTCGATGGGCGACCCGCAAAATGCAGCAGCGGAACCGGCGGTGCGTCCACCTGAGTATTGAAGTGGCGCGAGACATCCGCGCGCGGTGGGCTGCCGGGGAAATGCAGAAGGACATCGCGGCGCATTACGGGCTGATCCCGGCCTACGTGTGCCAGATCGTCCATCACCGTATCTGGGCAGAAGACGTCGGGGGGATTGCCACATGACCATGCACGTCATCATCGAGGACGGCGCGGTCGTCGCCGAACTGTCCGGCTGGAACCCCGCGGCGGTCGCGGCGATGCTCTACGCGCGGGGCCACAACATCAGCCCGCCGAGCGTGGCGCCGACCGGCCGCCTCGTCCTAGGGTCGCTGACGGCGCTCCCCGCGACGGATGCCGGCGTCTTGCCCCCCGACGGCAAGGTGACGCTCACCCGGTCGTGGACCGTCGGGAAGGACAGCGCCACGGCCACCTACACCTGCGGCGATCCCCCGCCCATGACGGCCGATCAGGCCCGCGCCGCGCTCGCCATCACGGACGGCCAATTCGAGCCCCGGTGGATCGAGGACCTCGCCGCCGGGGCTGAAATGCCCGCCCGCTACACCGCATGGGTCCAACGCCGCGCGACCCTGCGCGCAATCGTGAACGGAGGCTGACATGCTGACGCAGGACCAACTGAATGCGCAGTATCGCGAGATTTTGGGCCGCGACGCGCCAGCCTCCGATCTGGCGGCATGGAACAACGTCGGCGGGAGCATCAACGACTACCGGAACGCGCTTCTCGCCACGCCCGAGTTTTCGGACAGGCACGGCGATATGCGGCGGTCTCTGTCGCCTGATGACCCCCGGCTTAATCCCGCAGGGTTTAACGCGGCGGCGGCGCGTCAGGGCCCGGCGTTCACACAGACGGTCGGCGGGCAGCCGATTGCGCCGGGACAGATGCAGCCCCCGATGGCGCAGCCCGGCGGCATGACGGGTCGTGGGTATCAGGACCCCAATGTCAATCCGTTCCAGTCAGCGGTATGGGGGCCGCCTGACTGGACCCCGCGCAACACCGGGGGCATGGGTGGCGGCCCGCCTGATTGGCTCGGCGGCATCCTCGGGCAGTTGATGGGCGGTGGCGGCGGTGGTCCCGGCTTCGGCGCCATGCCGCGCAATAACCAGTTCACCGACCTCTTCGGCGCATCCCCCGGTCAGTTCGGGTCCGGTGCCGTCACGGGCCAACAGACTTCGGCCATGAGCAACCCGATCAGTGCATCCCCCTTCGGCCGGAACTATTCCACCCGCCGGTCCATGCCGCAGATGGGCATCCCGACGCGGGGCCTTGTCTAATGCCCTACGCTCGCCTCCAATTCCAGCCGGGGATCGTGAAGGACGAGACGGAACTCGCCTCACGTCCCCGGTGGACGGACGGCGACAAGGTACGCTTCTACCGGGGCCTCCCCCAGCCTATCGGCGGGCGGGAGTTGGCGGCCATCAGCACTTTCACCGGACGGTGCCGTGCCTTGTTCCCGTGGTCGGACAACGCCGGGAACTCGTATTGCGCGGTGGGGACGTCGAAGAAGCTCTACGCCTACTACGGCGGGCGGCTCTACGATATCACCCCCATCCGGTCGTCTGCCACCCTCGGCACGAACCCCATCGCCACGACGAACGGCTCGTCCACGGTCACGATCACCTGGACCTCGCACGGCCTAGCGGTGGGGGATTACGTCTATCTCCACACCCCCGTCGGGGCCATTAACAACGTCACCATCGGCGGCGACGACGCCACGCTTTCCTCCCCGTTCACGACGCTCGCGAACTCGGCGGCGGTGGAGGTGACGCAGACCTCGCATGGTTTCGCCACGGGGGAGATTGTCAACTTCTCCGGTGCCAGTGCGGTCGGCGGGATCACCATCTCGGGCGATTACACCATCACGGTCCTGACGACGGACGTGTACCTGATCTATCATTCGTCGGTCGCGACGTCCTCGGCCACGGGCGGGGGCGCATCGGTGGTGGCGCGGCACTTCAAAAGCTACACCGTGGGCACGGTCCCGACCGCCAACACCTTCACGCTCACCGGGGCGGGCACGGCGAACGCCTCGTCCTCGGGCGGGTCCACGACGGTCCAGATCAAGGCGGAAATCGGCGTCGGGAACGACGACAGCCTTGGTGGTGGCGGGTTCGGTGTGGGTGGGTTTGGTTCTGGCGGCTTCGGCCTTGGTGGTTCGGCGCAGGAAAACCAGGCCCGCACATGGAGCCTCGCGGCGTGGGGCGAATACCTCCTCGCCAATCCCCGATACGACGGACTTTTCGAATGGCAGTTGAACCCGTCCCAGCGGGCGGCGGTGGTAAGCAACGCCCCGGCTCAGATCGGCTATATGTTCGTCACCCCGGAACGGCATGTGGTGTGTGTAGGGTCCACGAACCTGTCCTCGGTCTACGACCCCCGCCTCGTCCGGTGGTCGGACCAGGAAGACAACACGACGTGGACGGCCAGCGACACCAATCAGGCCGGTGACTTCACGCTCGCCATCGGGTCGGAGGGAATTTGCGGGAAGGCATCGGTGGGTCAGAACTTGATCTGGACCGACCGGGCGCTCTACGCCATGCGCTACACGGGTGAGGGGACGTTCGTGTTCTCCTTCGTCCCCCTCGGGACGGAATGCGGGATCATCGGCCCCCGTGCGTTTTCGGAACAGGATGGGCGATCGTTCTGGGTCGGGACTAGCCGGCAGTTCTTCCTATACGACGGGTCGGCTCCGAGGGCGATCGACTGCCCGGTGCGGGACTTCGTGTTCGACACGCTCTCCCCCGTCCAAGAGGCGAAAATCTACACGGGGTCGAATAGCCAGTTCGCGGAACTCTGGACGCTGTACCCCACGGGGACCGCGAACCTTGAATGCTCCCGCTATGTGACGTGGAACTATGTCAGCGGCGAATGGTCCATCGGGTCGTTTGATCTCACCGCATGGGCGGATCGTAGCGGGGTCGGGAACCCCATCGCTGCAACCGACGACGGGAACCTGTTTTTCATGGAGAGCGGGACCGGCGACAACGGCGCGCCATACTCGGAAGTCTTCATCGAAAGCAGCCCCGTCGAGTTGGGCGAGGGCGAGCCCCTGATGGACGTCTTCCGGTGGGTGCCGGATTTTAAGGGCATGGCGGTCGGGGTGAACCTCTACTTGCTCACCCGCGACAAGCCGCAGGGCAGCGAGACGACGGAAGGCCCGTTCCAAGCCGGCCCTTCGACGGAGGACGTGACGATGCGCGTCCCAGCCCGACAAGTCCGCATCCGCATCGAAAGCCTGCCCGACGCCTCGACCACTTGGCGGCTCGGCGCGGTGCAGCTTGAAGTCCAGCCGGCCGGCGGACGGAGGTAATCCATGGCAACCCTGCTTGATACGCTGGTCGGCTTGTTCGGGGCTGACCGGGTGAGAGGCTATGCGCCCGCGATGCCCGCGCGCGAGGAGCCGAAGCCCGAAGTCGCCGCCGCGCTCCCCAAGGTAGAGATGCCGATCCCCGAAACGCGGGGCGCGGAAGACATGGGCATGGGTGGACCCTCGTACAGCCGCGATCCCCTCGCGGTCAGTCAGGGGCCGATCTACGACTATTCCTCGGGCAAGATGGCCGGCGGAATGATGGGCGGCCTGATCGGCTCCCTCATGGGCGCCGGGGTGGACACGACGCGCGGGATGAACCTCGCGGGGTCGGACCTCGCGTCGCTCGGCATCCCCAACGCCTTGTCGTCAGGATCGGCGTTCGCCAACGCGGCCAGCCCCTTCGGGATGTTCGGCACGTCCATTGACCAGCAGATGCTTGAAGCGGCCCTACAGGCGCAGGGCAATCAGTGGGGCGTCAACGAAAACCAGATGGGTGAAGGCGGCGTGCCCGATGCGGGCGACCGCACGACCGATGCTGTCGGCAATTCGATCGACGCCGTGTCCCGCGATTCGACGGGCATGGGCGGCGATCCTGGGTTCTGGGGGTGAACATGAGCATCTTCGACAACTTGTTCGGCACCGGCCGCCAGACCGCCACGCAGACGCAGAGCATCCCCGATTGGGTCACCGACGCCGGCCGCCGTAATTTCCAGACGGCGGAACAGGTCGCGGCGGGAAACTGGCCGTCGAACCTCGGCACGCCACCTCAGTACACCGGGCCTCGCGTTGCGGGGTTCACGCCGATGGAGATGGACGCCCGCACCAAGGCTGGTGGCATGTCGGGCAATCCGTTCCTCACCGAAGCGGCGGGGATGGTGCGCGGGGCCACGGGCCGAGAGAGCGGGGCCATGCCGGTCGCGCTCGCCTCCGGCCAGCGGTTCAAGGACAGCGACACGACCGCCTTTATGAACCCGTACATGGACGCGGTGTTCGGGGAAATCGAGCGCACGGGGGACCGGAGCCTTAACGACATCCGCGCGCGTGCGGCCAAGGCCGGGGCGTTCGGCGGGTCCCGTCAGGCGGTGGCGGAAGGGCTACAGCGCGACCAGACGCAGCGACAGGTCGGACAGGTCGCCTCTCAGGCTTTCGAGAGCGGTCAGCAGCAGTTCAATCAGGAACAGAACCGAGGATTGCAGATTAGCCAGCTCCTCGAACAGATCAACAACGCCGGGGCGAGCCGGGACATTGCCGGGGCCACGACGCTCGCGAACCTCGGGCAAACGGGCTTCGGGAACGACGCGTCGATCATCCAACTCCTCAACTCGCTCGGCGGGCAGGAGCGTGGCATCGCGCAGGGGATCTTTGACACGCAATATGGAGATTTCCGCGAGGCTCGGGACTGGCCGATCCGCAATCTCCAGATCCTTCAGTCGGCCTTGCAGGGCACGCCCTACGAGCGCAGCACGACGACGAACCAGCCGGGGGCCTCGCTTCTGTCTCAGTTGATCGGCGGAGCGGCAACCGGCGTCGGCATCGCCGGGCCGCGAGGGCTCGGGTGGCTCGGCAAGGACGGCATCGGCATTCCCGGCTTTCGCGATTGAGGTGAGACATGACCGGCATGATTCTTGGGGTTGATGACGCCGAAATCTCTGACTTTGGCGATACGCCCGAAGATCGCATGGAAAGGTTCCTCGCCGCACTGAAGGGCGGGGGCGGGAGCCGGAAGGCCCCCGCCGTCTTCCCAGAGCTCACGACGGAAGCCTATCAGGAAGCCGTCGAGAGCGACCGCGCGGCACGTCCCTACGACCTGTTGCTTCAGCTTGGTCTGGGAATGCTGGCATCCCGGTCCCCCTCCCTCTTCGGAGCGGTGGGAGAAGCCGGGCAGGCCGCCCTTGCCAACGTCGAAAAGACGGGAAACCAGAACGTCCGCGAACTGGTCCAGAAGGCTCAGATCGGCGGGCAGATTGCGGCGGGGGAACAACAGCGGGCCACGCGGCAATCGCTCCGCACGGCGCTGGAATCCGACACCAAACTGACGCCCGCACAGAAGCAGATCATCTTGGCAGACCCCGATGGCGCGGGGCGCACGTACCTAGCAGCATCGTTGCAGACGCCGAGGGCGCCCACCACCGTCACGACGGAACAAGGCGTGTTTGAGCGCGACCCGAACAGCCCCACGGGCCTCGGGCGCCGTCTCGGGGATCGGCCCGCCCCCGCCTCGACCAACGTGACCGTGACCGGCGAGCGCAAGGGGACAGAGAAGCTATACACCGACGCCGCCACTCAGTTCGGCGTCGCGCAGGAGGCCGCGCGTTCTGCCGATCGCCGCGCTCAGTTCTACGATCGCATGGAACAGGCCATCGACGGCTTCAAGCCCGGCGCGACGGCGGAGCTGCGCTTGAATGCGTCCAAGTTGCTGGACGACGTGTTCGGTATCAAGGTGGGCGGCAATCTGTCCGACGCCGAGGTCTTCAAGTCCCTCCAAGCCCGCCTTGAACTTGAGGTGGCGCCGAAGGGGCAAGGCCAGATCACGGAGAACGAGCGGTCCATCATCCGCAACCAGATCCCGACCCTCGCCAACACCCCGGATGGCGTCCGGGCAATCCTCGGCATGATGCGGCAGTTGGACGAGTACGACCGCAAGGTGGCGCAGGTGTTCCGCGACAACGCGCGGAAGAACGGGAACGTGCCCGACCCGGTGTCTGTGTCTGAGGAATTGTCCAAGCTGGGCGACCCGCTCACGACGCGCCAGCGCAACCTTCTGACGACGCAGCGCCCGGCAGCCGATGCCCTGGCCGCGCAGCAGCCGCGCCCAGCAGCCACGTCCTACACGCCCGAGCAAGAAGACGTCATCAAGCGCGCTCGTGCCGCTATTGCTCGCGGGGCTCAAAGGGACGCTATCGCCAAGCGCCTGCGGGATATGGGCATTGAGCCTCCGGGAGACCTGTGATGGCTGGCGAGTTCGATGACCTGATCCCCGGCGACGACTTCGCGGATCTTATCCCGTCGCGCGGTGACAGGGCGAAGGCCGCCATCGTCTCCGGTGCCGAAACGGCGGTAAACGCACAGGACTTGGCGTCTCAGGCGGCCCTGCGGGGCATCGCCAACTTGATCGGCCTTCCTGGGTCAGTTGAGTCGCTCGTCCGCTCCGGGGCGAATGCTGGCATGGAAGCCGCCACGGGCCTCCCTCCCGCCTACGAGGTGAAGAACCTTCTCCCCACCCCGGAAGACGTCGCCGGGTTCATGGGGAAGTTGGGGTTCCAGATGAACCGTCGCCCGGAAAGCGCACCGGGGAAGATCGCAGCCGGGGCGGTTGAGGGGATGGCGAGTTCGCCCTTCGGCGCTGGTGGTGTGATCATGGGCGCGCTTGGTGGCGGTGGTGCCGAGGCCGCCGGGCAGGCGCTTGAGGGCACGCCCTACGAACAGGCTGGGCGCGTCGTCGCTGGCGTCGGTCTTCCGTTGCTCGCTGGGCAGGTTCGCGCGTTTCCCGCCACGTCGTCGTCCATCGCCCGCGATGCGCTGGAGGGGCTTGATCCATCTCAGGTCGAGATGACGCAGCGGTTGATGGATGCCGCACGGTCGAGGGGCGTTGATCTGACGGTGGCTGAGGCCATCGCACAGGTGACCGGCCGCACCCCGTTGCAGGACGTCCAACGGGTCGTTGAGCAGTCGCGCGGCGGTGGCGTGCGGATGCAGGATTTTATGAACCGCCGCCCCGGTCAGGTTGAAGGCGCGGTGACGCGCGAACTGGACGCCATTGGCCCGGCATCGCCCATCCCGGCCGAAATCCCGCCCCGCGTCCAAGCCGCAGCACAGGACGTGATTAAGGACGTGGGAGAGGCGCGTACTCAGGCGGTAAGGCCGCTTTACAAGGCCGCAGACCCCGTTCGCGTCCCGGCACAGGACGTCGAGGGTATCATTGCCAAGATCGATGACATGATTGCGGCCGACAAGACGGGCATCCTGTCTGGTGGCCCGCTGGCCGAGTTGCGCCGCCGACTGATTGAAGCGCCGGCCAAAGACGCCGTGCCGGGAACCCGCGCTCAGTACGTCGATGGAAAGTTCGTTCCATCCACGCCCGGTACGCCCGCTCAGGCCCGCGTCCCGGTGACGGACATTGAGAATCTTGACCGCGCGCGTAAGTTCTTCCGCGACCGTATGGACAAGCCCGACATCGCGGCAGACGCCATCGATAAGGAGACGGCGGCGAAGATCGGCCCGCTTCTGGGCGAACTGCGTGACCTGATGGCGCGAAGCAGCGACGACTACCGTCAGGGCCTTGCCGAGTACGAGCGGATCACCAACGAAATCGTGAACCCCGCCATCCGATCCCCGGTCGGGCAGCTTGCCGCGACGGACCCGTTGGATGCGGGCGCCTTTGCCAAGCAGCGCCAGATCCTCTTCCCCGCGAAGCCTGAGACGTTGAACCCGAATGCCGTCCGTCGGGCGATCCTTGAAGTGAATGAGAAAGACCCGACTGCGGCCCGCGACCTGACCCGCCAGTTCCTTCAGAACGCCTTTAATGAGGCGTCGAAGAAGCAACTGACTAACGCCGAGAACGCAGGTGCCCGGTTCCGCATTCTCGTCGCCGGCAACCCGCAACAGGATCGCAATCTGTCTGCGGCGCTGGAGGCGTTGGACCCGAAGAACGGCACGTCCATCCGGCAGGGTTTTGAGAACCTGTTGCAAGTGCTGGAAGCCACGGGCCGACGCCTTGCCCCCGGGTCTCAGACGGAGTTCAACCGGCTCCTCACGCGCGAGATGGAACAAGGCGGGGTGCAGCAAGCGTTGACGCCCAAGAAGACAATCACGGAATGGGTCCAGCGCGCCCGCTACCGGAAGAACGCCGAAGAACTGGCCGACATCCTGACGGCCCCGGACGCCATCGACCGCCTCAAACGGTTGTCCGTTCTGGCTCCGAACAGCGACCCGGCCATCTCAGTGGTGGCGTCAATGATAGCTCTTCCGAAGCCCGGCCAGACCGGCGAATAGACCCTTCACCCACATCCACGCCAAGGTGAAGAGGAAGGCGCAGAACCAGCCGGCAAGGCCGGCAGCGAGCGGATTCGTGGTTGAGACCTGAGCCCCGCCATACAGCAGGAACCACGTCACGTAACAGACCACGACGAACTGCGCGAATTTCAAGATCATCCGCCCACTCTACCGGGCCGCGTGCCGGCCAACAATACGGACATACAGGAGCCCCCATGAGGACAGCGGTCATAGCCGCTGCGGTCGCGCTCGTTTCGAGTTCGGCCGCGGCGCAAGTGCGTCTCCCCTGTATGCCTTTGCAGGCGGCGATGGACATCCTGAAGTCGCTCAAGGCGGCTCCGGTGGCCGAGTTCACCGACGGCGACGGGGACGTGTGGGCCATGGTTAGGCTCCCCGATGGCAAGGGGGCGATCATGCTGCTTTCGCCCATGCGGGGCATGGCCTGCGGGGTCGAGGGCAACGGGCTGAAGGTCCATCTTGATGGTGATCCGTCGTGAGCGCCGGGGACGTGGCGCCGATCCTGGGGCTGGCGGTCGTGACCCTCGCCCACCTTATCGGCTTCGTGTGGTGGGCCTCGCGGCTCACGACACGGGTGGATCACATAGAGCGGTGGATCAGCCAGAACGAACAGACGTCCACCCGCCTGACTGAATTGGAAGCGCAGCTTCGGTCCGCCGGGGAGAGCCTGCAACGGATCGAACATCGTCTGGACAGGTTCGGGCCTGACCGATGACCGGGCGATCCCTTGCGGAAGATGCGATCCGAACCCGGATCGAGGCGTGGCTTCGCAATGATAAGTCCGTCGTTCGCGCCGCAAGCGAGTTGGGCATCAACACCAAAACGTTGGGGTCAACCATCTACTCGTCCGAAGGCCGAAGGATGGTGGCGGAACTGACGCAGGACTATGGCTCGCCGGTTCCCGACCTGTCCCCGAGGGAGGCGCCGAAGTACCGGAAGATCGGCCCGCCGGAGGGGCTTGTCCGGGTGATGGTGATCGGGGACGCCCACGACGACCCCCGCGTCCCCGACAAGTCCCGCTTCGCGTTGATGGGCGCCCACGCCGAAGCGACACGGCCGGACGTGATCCTCAGTATCGGGGACTTCCTCGACTTCGCGAGCTTGTCCACCCACGAACGGGAAGACACATACAAAGCGCGCGGGAAGCCGTCCTTCATGGAAGACATGGCGTCGGGTCTGGATGCGTTGCAGGTCTTCGACGCTCAGTTGTCGCCCGATTTCCACCCCCGCAAGCACATCACATACGGGAACCACGAAGAGAGAGCCGAGCGCGCCGAGGACATCGACCCCAAAGCGCGGGGCATGTACGCCGGCCAGCGGGACACGCTCTTTGAATCCTTCGGCTGGACCCACCAAGGCTATCGGCATTGGACGGTGATCGGCGGAGTGGGGTTCACCCACGCGCCGCAGTCCATCATGGGCCGCCCGCTTGGCGGGAAGAACGTCGAGAACACCATTGCGAACGAGGCGACGTTTAGCGTCGTGTTCGGGCACACCCACCGCTATAACTACGTGCGCCGGCCGAAGCAGGGTTACGCGAACAGCGTGACGGTCGTAAATGTCGGGTGCGCCATGCCCCACAATTACGTTCCATCCTATGCCAGCTCTCTCCCCACGGGTTTTACCTACGGCATCGTGGACATGATGATCGAGGGCGGGGAAATCCTGTCCGCACCTCTCCGCACGTTCCGTGAACTGTCCCGGCTCTATGGCGAGCCCCGTGCCGCCTAGGATCAAGAAGCGACCCAAGAAGCCGCCGCCGATCCGCGAACCCCGCAAGCACCCCAAGGTCGAGTTCGCCCCCGATGACGAGGGCGCGGATGCCCTTGAATTCGTCATCGAAACCGACTGGTCGCCAAAGCCGAATTGATGGAGGCGTCATGTCTCTCTGGTCCCGCCTTGCCGAGCGTTTCGCGCGCGTGCGTGCGCCCGCCACTTCTCCACCCATCCCGGTCGATCCGATCACCCTCGCGGTCAATGCGGCCCTTCCCGTCATCAAGGAATTCGAGGGGTGCAAGCTGACGGCCTACCGCTGTCCAGCGGGCGTGTGGACGATCGGCTGGGGCGCGACCGGGGACGGCATCGTGGGTGGACTGACGTGGACGCAGCAACAAGCCGATGTGCGCCTTGCGGTTGACGCCCGGCAGTTCGCCATCGCGGTTCGCCGGGCCGTCACGGTCCCCTTGACTGCTAACCAGCACGGCGCTTGCGCGAGCCTCGCCTACAACATCGGGGCCGGGGCCTTTGGTGCGTCCACCCTCGCCAAGATGCTCAATGCTGGGGACTACGCGGGTGCGGCTGATCAGTTCGGCCGGTGGACGAAGGCCAAGGGCGTCGAACTTCCGGGACTTGTGCGCCGCCGCGCCGCCGAGCGCGCTCTATTCGTGAAGGAGTGATCCATGCCCCTCCCGTTGCTCCCCCTTCTGGGGGCCGTGTTGCCCTACATCGTCCCCGCCGTCGCGGAACGCATCGCAGGAGAGCCGGCCGGAGACATCGCGCGCAAGGTGGTCGAAGTCGCGCAGGCGGTCACCGGACAGACTGAGCCCGATGCGGTCGCGCAGGCGCTTGCGGGCGATCCGGCGCTTGCTGCCCAACTCCGCACCCGGTTAGCGGAAATTGAGTTGGACGTGATCCGCGCCGACGCCGCCGACCGTGCCGACGCCCGCGCCCGGCACGCGCTGATGCGGGACTGGGCGACCCCGGCGCTGGCGTTCTTCATCACCCTGGGTTTTTTCGCGGCGCTTGGCTTCGCCATGGCGTTCGGGCTGCCCGAGGTGGGGCGCGAACCCCTGCTGGTCCTCATCGGCTCGCTGGCGACCGCCTGGACCGCCGTGGTGGGTTTTTACTTCGGGACGTCGAACGGTGCCCGCCGGTCGGCCGACGCCATCAACGCGACGCTGAAGCGGTGACCCAGTGGTGACGTGGTTTATCGCGCCGAGACTGAATGGCGACCAGATCGAAGTGATGGTGTTTCGGAACGACGGGTCTGAGCCTGTCCTGATCCCCATCACCGTCACCAAGGCACTGGACCTCGCGCACCAACTGACAGGGCACGCGCTTTCTCTGCATCAGGTGGCGGCGAGGGCGGGCTATGCGGCGTGCGGGGCGGATGTGGCTGGCGGCGATTAGATCGCGTTTGAGATATCGTTTTCCAACTCAGCCACCCTCCTCCTTAGCCTCCCCACCTCATCACGCACCCACCCGGTCGTACCGCCGCCCGCGATAGAGGTGGCTGACGTCGGGTGCGGGGCGAACGCGGTCACTCGGGAACGCCCCGGAGCGTAGCGTCTCCCCGGCGGATCGTGCGGCCAGCTGGCGACGGCGCAACACCTCATCGGCCGGTAGCGCGAGCTTTAGGCGGCTGCGCGTCGCTCTCACGGTGTCCTTGTTCGTGCCGATTTCGGCCGCGATCTCGGCGTCATCTAGCCCCTGATCGAACAGGGCCTTAATCTGCGCCGCACGCTCGGCGGAGGCCCGACCGCGGACGCTGGACTTGGCCGCCTGCACAAGCTTCGCCCGCTTCGCCGCTGGGTCCATCGCTAGGCCGTTGCGGAACCTCACCGTCCGCACCGCGTCTCGCGTGGACCCCATCGCCGCTGCGATCTGATCGTCGTCGAGGCCCTTCTCAAACAGCGCCTTGACGCGAGCCGCCCGCTCGGCCGCCGCCCGCTGACGCTCAGATACCATCACGCTCCTCCCCGGTCGAGACGGCCGGCGGCGAGCATGGCGGACCACACTTTCGCTTGGTCACCGTACACGTCGTCGTCTGGGTCCATGTGACCGTAGTCCCCCATTTCTGGGCCACCTGCGCCGTACATCGCATCCGTCGCCTCCACCGGCACCACCGCTGCCCGCCCCTCGCGGATCGCCTCGGCCGCCTCGTCGCCGATCCGGTCGATGACGGCGAGGGCGCGGGCGATGCGGGGGTGGTCAATGATGGCCTCAACCGCGTGATCGCAGTTCCGACGTTGCATCGGGCTCAGCCGGTTGCGGGCGTCGCCGCTCATGTCCGGCATCCGGTTGCCCGTCATCGCGAACGCGACGTGGTGGCCGATCTTGCGCTCCAGTTCATCCCGCGTCATCGCCCATCCTCCATCCCCTTGAGCACGGCCTCGGGGTCGAGGTCGCGGATGCTGGTTTCCACCTTATCGGCGATCGCCCCGTCCCGATCGCTCACGACAGCGGACATGCCGCGCAGGCCGACCCCGATGGGGTGAGCCAGGATGATGGTCTTCGCCGATCCTGCCGCCGCCTCCAGCGCCGCCTTCACCACGGCGATGTCGCGGGCGTGGCGGTCGACCAGCGTGTCCGTCTCGTTCAACACCACGGCCACGGCCAGCGCCTTGTTCCGCTCCTTCGTCAGCCGCTCCACTTCGGCACGGATGTGGGTGATCTCGCTGTGATGGCGAGCGCGCTCTGCCAGCACTGCCAGTCGCAGTTCCGACGCATGGTGGCGTCCGGCATCCTCCATCCGCTCGTTCTCGGCGCGCAGGCGGACGATCTCGGACCGGGCTCTGACAATATAGTTTGCCATGTGCCGCTCGGGTTCACGCCCCGCGAACTCCGCGACGACGTGCGCCCGCTCGGCGAACGACACCGGCCGATACGGGACGTGACGCGACTGCGCACCGCCCTCCGTCCCCGCCGCCCGCACGCAGCCGGGGCGGCAGGTATGAGGCGGCGGAAGCATCGGCAGGTTGAGGCCAATCTGCACGCACGCCGGGCACTTCGGATCATCGTTCATCGTCCGCACTCCATCGCCATCCGGGCCATGAGGGCGGCGGCACAGAGCGCCAGCACGGGGTCGGGATGGTAGACCCACGGCACATCCTCGGCCCGGGCCGTGCGGTGGCCGACCTTCGCTCCTGCACTCCCGCCGAGCTTGGCGTCGTGGTCGAACAGGGCGAACGAGTGCTCGGGTGGAATCAGCGTCCGCGCGGCGTCGAGGGTTGCGGTGTAGGCGGGGCGCCCGCGGGAGATGTAGTCGGACACCGCCGCCCCATGGAGCGGGAACGACCACCCGTAGACGGCCGCGAAGATCGCCTGATCGAGCTCCGGGTCGGGGGCCGCGACGCGCTGCACGCGGGCGAACACGTCGGCGACGGGAGACGACGCATGGGCGAGTGCCTCGTTCAACCCGTCGATGATCCTCTTGCCACTCATCGGGCGGTCCTTCCGTGCTTGCGCTCCCAGGCGCGGCGCCGCTGGCGGCTCCACGTCTCGTCGGGCGGGGCGGTGGTAGGCTCCGTGGCGCTCTTGCCTTCGCCAGTTTCGGGCGGGGCCGCGCGCTTCCGCTCCACCGCCGCGAGCGCCATGGCGACCGCGATCCCGAGCCCACCCACGAGGGGTCTCCTATTCATCCGCTCCCTCCCGTCCTTCGTCGTCATCTTCCGCGGCGGCGTCGGCCGCGGCGTTCCACCCATCGTTCCAGGACAGGTGATCGTCGCTGTCGCGCAGCGTGAAGTTGCCCGTCTTGTAGACCTTCGTGACGACGTCCTGTCGGACCACGGTCTGGTCTTCCATCACGGCGACGATCGCGCCGATGGTGAATTTGCTCATGGGGTCACTCCTCTATCCTCTTGAGCACGGCTTCGGGGTCGATGGCGCGGACAGTCTTTGCGATGTAAGACCCCTGTGCCGTCGGCCCGTAGTATTGCTCGAACCGATGCTTGTCGGTCTCGGCCACCCCCGCCGCCACCTCCAGCGCAGTCTTCACGACGGCGAGGTCGCGGGCGTGGCGGTCGGCCTCGGCCGCGTCGGCGCGGGCGCGGGTTGATCGCAGCACATCCGCCGGGTCATCGTCTTCCGCGATGCCCAGGTCTTCACCCCCGGTCGGGAGCATGTCTTCCGCAAAGGTCCCCAGGACCCAGCAGCGGATAAGCTCCCTCGCCCGGCCTGTGGAAATGTTCCACGTCTGGACGGCCATGAGAATGGGATGAACGTCCATTGCGTTCAGACCCAGCTTATTCACGGCACCGGCATTGCCTTCAAACGCCTCCTTAGACTTTCGCAGGGCGAAGTCCCGCGCCTCGTCCCGCTCCTTCGTCAGCCGCTCCACATCGCCCCGGAGGCGGGTGATCTCGGCTCGGTCCCGCACGATCTCGTTTGCGGCTTGGCGCAGATACTTCGCCTGCACGCCGCACGAAATCAGGTCGGGCGTCTGGGGCATTGGGCGCAGCATGTCCACGATGTCCACGTCACCCGCCCCGTCATCCGCCACCAACGCCCGCGTCATCGCCCGCTCTTCGCGTCGAGCGCCGCTTCGACGTTCTTACGTTGCATCGATCACCTCCTGCAGCTTGGTGGCGGCGCGATAGAAGGCTTCTTGCTCGGAGCCGTAGTAGTCTTCGTTCGACCACTGAGCGGTGTAGTCGGGCACCGAGTCTCGGGCCTTGTTGAGTTCTTGGTGTGCCTCGACGAGTTCGATCACCGCGTTGGCGATGTCGAGGGCACGCTGGTTCGACGGTTTCGGCTTCAGACGCCCGAAACCGAACTCGCTCAGATCAGGTTCAGTCATCGACCATCGCCTTGAGCACGGCCTCGGCGTTGATCGCGCGGATAGCCTTCGCGTTCTCGCGGTGGTCCTCGGCCGCATGGATGCGCGGCCCGTCGGGCTCGCCGGTGTTCGCCCGGTATCGACGGGCAGATTCGGCAAGCCTGTCGGCGTGGTCGTCGTGGAGTTTCGCAGCCGCCTCAATCCCCGCCTTGACCATCGCCACGTCGCGGGCGTCGACCGGTTCGGCACACCGCGTGGCGTCCTCGAGCGCGGCGACGAGGGCGTCAACCGGTTCGGCACACCGCGTGTGCCGCGTGGTGTCCGCGATGGCGTGCTCAGGACTGGCGAACGTAAACGAATTCTTACCGTTCGCCGGGCCGGTGTTGAACGTCCACCCGTTCGCCAGGATCACGATGTACAGGGTGCGTGCCATGTCGCGCTGGATGCTGACGCTCGCGACCTGGAACTTGTTCGCCAGGGCGAGGAACTGCTGCTCGCTTGTTTGCGGCTCGGGCAAGTCGGCCACGCGGACCAGGGCACCGGCGTCCTTGAGCGCCTGGCGGTAGCCGCGGGTGAAGTCCTTCGCATCGGTCGCGCGGGGCGTGACGCAGAAGTTTGTCAGGTGGTCGGCCAGGTCGGCCTGAGACAGGAAACGAAACAGCATGAGGTGTTCTCTCTTGGTCAGTGGTCAGAGCGTTATGCGCGCGCGCCGTGCTGGCGCGTCAAGTGGCCTCACTTGTCAATCGTCACAACGACGTACAGCCACCACGCCAGCATTGCCGCAAGCCCGATATGCACGAAGACCTTGAGCGCGACGTCGCCCCCGAATAGCGACCACACCACCACCGCGAGGCACAGGGCGGCGGTGGTTAGTAGCCCGTTGAAAGCCGATTGATTGGGGTCGTCAGTCACCGGGCCTCTCCTCGCGCACGGATTCGGCGTCTTCTATGTCGCGCATTTCCCAGCCCATGAACGCCTCGGCGACCCTGACGCGTTCCTTCAGGGCGGCGTTCTCGCTTCTCAACCTCTCCACCTCATCAAGCAAGCGGGGGACGATCGCATCGACCGTCATTGTCGCCAAATCGGCGTCCGTCATCGCCCTTCCTCCATCGCCTTGAGCCGACCGGCGGCGATCATGGCGGGCCAGTTGCCGGGCTGGGGGTCAAGCCACGCTTCGTTCATCTCCCACGTAGGCTCAACCGGCACTACGCACGCCATCCCCGCGATCAGCGCGTCTGCCGCATGCTCTCCGATGCGGTCTAGGAGGGTGATGGCGAGACGCTCTCGGCACCTGTCGCCCTTCGTGCAGACGAGGTAGGTGACGCCGTTGACCGGATCGGGGTCGTTCGCGCAGGACTTGCATCCGATCATCGCCCCTCCTCCATCGCTTTGAGCACAGCCTCGGGGTCGAGGTAGTAGATGGCACCCACGTTGTCGCAACCGTTGTCGCTCACCGCATCCATCGCCGCCTCCAGCGCCGCCTCCACCACGGCGATGTCGCGGGCGTGGCGGTCGGCCCGCGTGTCCGTCTCGTTCAACACCACGGCCACGGTCAGCGCCTTGTCCCGCTCGGCCGTCAGCCGCGCCACCTCGCTCCGGAGGCGGGTGATCTCGTCGGCGGCCTCCCACTCATGCCTATTTTCAGCGGCATCCGAAGAGTATGTGATTGCTCGGGCGATGCTGCGGAGACGCCTGACAATGTCCAGCCCTTCCGGCGGGCACTTCGGATCATCGTTCATCGCCCGTCCTCCCCGTCATCGTCGAACGCGCCAAGCCCGATCGCTGATCGCACCGCGCCCTTGGCGTCCCTCACTCCAACGTCGTATGCCCACTCCATCAGGCGCACGACCTCAGCGAGCGGCAGGGTGTCGCCGTAAAAAGTCTGCGGCGCGCTCGACACCGATCCGCGCTTCGTGCGGCGGGAGATGTGCGGCGGGGCATCCTCGCCTCCGTCCCATTTCGTGCTGATCGCGAACCGAGGAGCGTGGCTGATGCGATAGACCGTCATCGCCCATCCTCCATCATCTTTAGCACGGCTTCGGGGTCGAGGAGTGCGCGGATGGCGGTGGAGATGCGCCCGCCAACATATACGGTGCAGTGCCCAGCGCTATTCTCCCCCGTCTTCTTGCACACCGGGCAAACGTCCTTGTCCGTGTGCGTCCATGTCGGGTCGCCCGGCTGATCGTTCGCGTAGGGGCAAACTGGCGCGACGTGCTTAGGGGATGTCGCTACCCCCGCCGCCTCCTCGATCCCCTCCCGCCGTCCCTCTTCACGGATACGGGCGTCACGGGCAGCGGCGGCGAGACCAAGATCGGCCAATGTCAGCGTCATTTCGCTAGACACCTTGCCGGGTTGCGCCACCAAGGTCTGCGGCATCCGCCGGATAAGGTCAAGCAGCACGGCCTCGCGGGCCTCGGCTGATTCGGCGCGGGCCTTCCAGTCGATCTCACTCATTCCTCATGCCTCCTCATCTTGTGGACTGGCAGTTGCGGGTTGTCCGCGTGGCGTAGGGCTGCGGCGACTAAGGCCGCGATGTCTTCGGAGGTCATGTCTGCCGCCAGAATTCGTAATCAGCCACCAATCCACGAAAGCGCCGCTGGGCTTCTTCGTTGTGATCCAAGTCTGAGCGCGATTTGACGCCGCAGTATGATCTAACGAACTCTGCCGCGTTGCCGTGGTGGCGAGCCTGTGGGAAGATTTCCGTTATGAACGTCCAGAAGCCCGGCTCATTGCACACGATGCCGGCGCGCTTCGCATACTTCCCGCCCTTCGGAGGCGTTGGCTCGCCAGCGACTTCCGGCGCGGCCTTCGCGGCGTTGGGATCAATCCTGGCGACGCCGACCCACCGCTCTTGATCCGGCCGGGGAACCCCGCCAAGCACCGTGAGGGCTTCGTCGGCTTGCTCCAGCGGGACTTCCAAGATGATCTGCGCAACCTTCCGGCCGCGGATGACCTTGAAGTCGGAATACGTGGCCTTGAACGCCGTCATGGCACCACCCCCAGCCGGCGAAGCAGCATCCGGGTTTCGGCCGGCGCGCTGTTGAACGCCACCCGGTACAGCGCCCGCAACGCCTTCTCTTCGTCCCCGGTGTGCTTCCACAGTTCGGTGGCGAGCGTGATCGGGTCGAACCCGAGCATCCGCAGACGATCGTGAGGGCTGGCGGGCCCGTGGTCCGGGACGTGCGGGGTCGGGACGTGTAGCCACGCATGGACCGCTCGGGATACCGGGATCGTCCACCGGTCCTCTGCCCGCCGGCCGATGCCATGCCCGACGGCGTGGCCCTGCAGGTGGTGCGCCTCTCCACCCGCCGGCCCGCCCAACTGCCCACCGCACGCGACCGACGCGACGCAGGGCAACGTGCGGACGAAGCGGAGATGCCCGGCGCTATCTCCATCCCGCACCTTGGGTGTGCGGGATGGGGGCTCGCGATCTATGCGACGGGGGCGCATCAGGAGGGCTCCCCGGTGGCCTTGCGGATGGCGGCCTTGGCAGCTTCCACGGCATCCGCATAGTTGAGCATCATTTCAACGTCGGATTCGCCGTCCGCATCGTGGTAAGCGAGAAAAGCGCGGCACGCTTCCAGCAAGTCCGGTGCGGCCGATATCAGGCGAGCGTCTGCGTAGACCTCCGGGTTCATTGGATTGCCCGGAGGGACATGCACAATGGTCGCCCGATCATCGCAGGCCATCACCCGGCCGCCGACTTCTGCGGGCTCAAGGCGCCAAGGGCTAGGCGTGTGGTTCGTCATCACGCATCCCTCACTTCGCCCTGCGCGAACACGGCACGCCGCTTCGCCGCACGGTCCTTAATGAACGCAGCGCCGGCCTTCTCATCCCGCTCGAAAGCAACAAGGTGGGCGCCATTGTCGCTCATCAGCTTGTTGATCTTCGGGAGGTCGGGAGCGGCGTCGATCGCCTTCTTAATGCGCTCAGACCACGCGCCGTAATCCCCGCGTGCGACCGGGATTTCGAGGTTGTCGCGGCCCCACCAATCAGGCGGCGCGCTGGCCTGCGGCGGCGGTGCGGGGGTGGGCTTCGGCGCGGCCTTCGGCGGCTCCCGTTCCACGTCCTCTTGGGTCTTGTCGTAAAGGGCCAAGCCGAAGGGGTTGCCGAACGTCATCAGCGCCCGCTTCATCGCGTCCGTCTCGGCTTCCTTGATCGCGCTTTCGTGGGCTTGGCCTAGGTCCTTGTCGATCCCGGACCCGTAGCCAGTCCCGTCTCGCACGACCGGCATCCCGTTGTCGGTCACGACAGTGATCCGAACGGTAGCCATCCAAGCGACGCGCCACTTCCCATCCACCTCGCGCGGCGCCCCAAGTTCCTTGAGAGCGGAAAGGGTGCGGTCCCAAGCGTGGAATCCGAAGATGCGGTTCGCCTCGGCAATGGCGTGCCAGCCTTCGATGTAACTGAGTTGCCGACCGGCCTGAGACCGCGACTTGACGTGCGTGCCGTTCAACTTCGCACTGAGGGCCGCGACTTGTTCGTTGGTGAAAGGCATCATGCCCTCCTAATGGTCAGGACGGAGGTGCCGTTTCCGAGCGTCACGCCGTCGATGGTTTCGCCGCGCTCAATCGCTTCTCGAATGGCGCGCTTGTCAGGGGATACGGTCGTCTTCGTGAGGTGCGTGGGCAGCGCCGCCTCGTCCGTCACGATCACCTCGGGCTTCCCGGCCCGCACCGTGACGGTAGCGAGGGGCGTGACCACCTTCGCCATGCCGACCTCGCTCATAGCGTCCGCGATGGCTTCCCGTGTCCGTTCGATGCGCGCCTCCAGCCGCTTCTTGCGGGCCGCGAACTCCCCCATGATAACACCCAATCCAGCGACCAGCGCCTCGTCCTCGGCCATGTGACGGAGAACGCGACCCACGGCTCCGTCGAACGTGGTTTCGCCCTCCAGCGTGTCGGCAAGGGCCTGATCGTCCACGTCCGGGAACTGGCGACGGAGTGCGTCGGCAAGGGCGCGATGCCCGGCGACGGCACGGTGCAGGGTGTGAGCGGCGGTCATTGATCGCCCCGTGCGATGGCAGCGGGGTCTAGCGCGCGGATCTCCTCACGCACCCATCGATACGCGACGATGGCGGCAGCGGCCTCTATCCCACGGCGCACCATTTCGACGTCGCGGTCTGTTTGAGGCGACTTGGTCGGCGGGCCGGTGAAGTCGTAGACCACGCTATGCACGGTCATCGCAGCGTCCTCCGTGGGGATGCGGCGTCCATGTGGACGGCCAGCAGGGCAAGGTTGAGACGCGGGCGGGGATCGGGCCGGCGGCCAAACAGGCGGCGCAGGAACGCAATCATGCGGCACCGTGCGGGTCGTACAGTTCAACCTCGCGGGCCGGCAGCTTGCGGACGATCCCGTTGGGGAACGCCATCTCCAGCACCATCACCCCGTGGACGTCTGACACGTAGGTGACCCGCCCGACCCCGAGACGGGACTGGTTTGGCACCCACACGAAATCCCCAATGTCCACATGGGGGAGCGCGGGCGCCGAACCCCGGTAGTGGTCTAGCACGATGACGTTGGTCATTAAATCACCTCACGCGAGGGTGGATTGTGTTGGAACGTGCGTCGGCAAGGGAGCCGGGCGCAGCGTCACTCCAGATGGCCGAAAGCGCATGTCGTCGGCGTCGTACCGTCGCCCCCGGTAGATAGCGGACAGGTCGCCCGGTGCGGGCTTGACCGCGCACGCCTCGACGCACCCTCGATATTCCGCGTTCGCGGCCCGCTTGTTCTGTTCCCGAAGCCACGTTCCGCGCTTCGTGCCGCGCGACGTGTCGCACCCGGCATGACGCAGCGCGTCGGTCACGGTTTCGGACGCATACCCCAGATCGCGAGAAATCTGAGCCACGCTGAGACCGGCGGCGAACAGGGGCACTGCGCGCGCGGCCAGGTCTTCCCGGCGGCGAGCCACGGCGGCGGCGGTGCGCGCCATCAACTCTTCCGCGTTCACAAAAATCTTCAGTTCGCGGCGCTTGCAGCAAACCGCCGTTGCAGTCCGGTGCATAGCTGCGCCGATCTGAGCGTCGGTCATTCCGGCCGCCACCCACCGACGCAGCGCGGCGATGTCGTCCATCAGCCATGCGCGCTTAATGGTGGTTTGGGGTGACATCAGTGAGCCTCCCCGTCGTCCAAAAGGGCGTTAATGTCCCGCTCAATTGCCTCGGGCGGGTCACGCTCCGGCCCGTCGTCGTTTCCGATCAGGCCCGCTTCCGTCATGCGGAGGTGTTCGTCGGACATGCGGCTCATCGCGGACCCCTCTCGGCAAGCACGATATCGTCGGCACGCTCTACAGCCTGATGGTCGTAGTAGCGACGGAAGTCTCCGATCACCTCGGCCTCGATGTCACTAAGGCACCGAAGTTCGTCTTCGATGTCCTCCGTCATCGCGCGGGTCGGAGCGGCGGCCTTGCGGATGGCGGCCTTAAATGCGTCCACCGCGTCGTAGACCTTGCCGATGGCGACGGCCAACTCGTCGCCGTCAAGCTCTTGGATGCGCCGATCCTCGGCCATCATCCGCTTGGATGCGATGGTGAAGGGCATCACGCGCTCTCCTTCGCATCGGTGACGATCCATCCGCGCGCCCGTGCCACGGATTCGACGTAGTCCAGCGCCGCCATCACCTCGCGGCGGTTGTCCTTGCCGCGCCAGTACTCGCCGCCCTCGGCCAACGTTTTGTCCCTGCACCCGACGCGAACGCGGACCACGCCGTCGCGACGCCACCCGACGCACCACCAGCCATCCGGGGTGCCGGCGTCGATCACGTCTTTGGCGTAGGCCAGATTGGCACCGTCCAGATTGGCGCCGACCAGATGGGCGTCGGTCAGATAGGCGCCGGCCAGATCGGCGCGGGCCAGATTGGCGCCGGCCAGATCGGCGCCGGATAGATAGGCGCCCGCCTTTACGGCCAGCTTGACCGCCGCGCCGAGCCTGACACTACTTGTCGCGCCGTCGTATTCCGCCGACAGTTCCGCGCTGAACAGCACGGCGTCGGTAGAGCGGTGGCGGATTTCTTGGGTGGGCATCACGCGCCCTCCCCTGCACGGGAGAGAGCGGCGTCTGCGGCAAGCACTTCGGCCGGCGGCTCGCCACTCCATTGGGTGTGGGTCATAAACGCCGCGCGAAGGGCCTTCAGCGCCTCGAACATCTCCGGGGCGGCGGCGATCAGGCGGGCATCGGCCATCGTCATGATGCCGCTGACCGCCATGTAGCGCCCTGCGCCTGCGCAACCTGTGCCGCCGCCGGCCACAGGCCTGATCCATGCGTGGACGTGACAATCATCCGTTTCAGTCACGTCGCCCACCTGCCAAGGCCCCGGCGTAAAACTCGGCTTGTCCATAGTCACTTTCCCCTTTTTCCTCCCGGAAGGTCCCGCCCGTCGCAGCCGGTTTAAGCGCGACGGGCGGTAGTTGGGCCGGGTGGGACGGGGGAGGGACCGCCTCGGCCATCAGCATCGTGCTGATGGGGGGGACAATAGCGGGCCGTTACGAAATGCGCAATGGGCTTGTTATGAAATTCGTAACGGTGCGGGCACGAATCGGCCTACCTCGGTCCATCCCTCAACCCCAAACGATCGCGGGCATGGGGCTTGACGGGTCGTTATGAATTTCGTAACGTCCGTGGCATGAACGATACCACACCAGCACATCGCGTCGTTTCGGCCTTCGGCGGCATCAAGCCTGTTTGCGAGATCCTCCGGGTTACCCGAGTCCAGGTCTGGCGCTGGAGTCAGCCGAAACCAAAAGGCCACGGCGGGCAGGTCCCTGCCCGTCATCACGAGGCGCTTTTGCAAGCGGCTCGGGAGCGTGGCGCTCCGCTGTCGGCAAGGGACTTGATGCCGTGGCTTTCGGAGGCCGCCTGATGCCGGTCTACTTTATCCAAGCCGGCGACGCCGGCCCGATCAAGATCGGTCACACCAATGACGTTCGGAAGCGTCTGTCGATGATTCAGACGTCGGCGCCGGACCATCTTCGGCTGCTGGCTGTCATGGACGGCGGGGAAGCGGAAGAGCGGGCGTTGCATCGGGAGTTGACCGACTTCCGTCGGGTCGGTGAATGGTTTGATCCGTCTCCTGAAGTGATGGGCGCCGTAAGCCGAGGCCGCCCAGTCAACGAGCGCAGGCATCGTAAGCAAAGGGCCGATACGTCGGTTGACAGGTTCGTGATTGCATTCGGCGGCACGACGGCGACAGCAAGGCTGTTCGGCGTGCTCCCGTCTGCCGTCAGCAACTGGCGGAGGGCGGATCGCTTTCCCGATCGGTTGCAGCTTCGCGTGGTCCGTGAGTGCGAGCGCCGTGGCATTGAGCCGCCCGCGTTCGATCTGCCACCCGAGCGCGAGGCCGCATGACGCGCGCCGCGCCATACAGTTCCGGGGCCGCATCTTCCGGCCGGTCCTGCCCTCCGATCAGAGCACACCAAGCCATCCAGCCGGCTTCGGCCGGTCAATCCGTTGCGGCACCGGGCACACGGTCTGATGCGGCATGGATGGCGAGGAGGGCACATCATCACATGGAGGCGACCCGTGAGGGCGTGGTGGAGAAAGTGGCGGCTCGTCGCGCGGATGCGCCTGCTAAACGCACGCATCAGTCTCGCGATCTGGCTCCTCAAATGGAGGTGATGCGATGACCAAGGAACGCTATCCCGAGCGGAACGCAGAGATCCGGCGGCTACATGCCGAAGGCGTGAGCCAAAGAGAAATTGGGCGCCGGTTGCAAATGCCGCATTCAAATGTGTGGCAAGTGCTGAATCCTCAAAAAGCAAATGAGTCGCTTCGGCGCGCGCATCACAAGCGGTACGGCGTGGACAGCGAATGGACTGAGGCGAAGCGCGCTTACATGCGCGCCTACTACGCCCGCCGCAAGGCTGCTCAGTCAGCAGGGGCAGCGGAATGACCGACGCCCTCGCCCTCTTCCTCGTTCTCATCGTGGGCGCCCTATCGGCCGGTGGCTGCGTCTTCGGAGCCCTGTGGCTGATCTGGCGAACGTCCCGTCCCCGTCGTGAGGACGCCCATCGATACGGGGAGACCGAGTGATGGAGATTACCCAGGAACACATCGCCATAGCCGTGCTGGCGGTCATCGCCGCGGTGGCCGTGGTCGGCATTTTCGCCGGGTTGCTCCGCTGCGTCGAAAGCATCGTTGAGCGTGCCAGCGAAACTGAAAACCCCCGCGACGGGCAATCGCGGGGGTAACCCGGACGTCTGCGGACGTCCACAATCAGCAAAGGACAAGGGATCTATGACACTCGATATCGTTTTTGACAAGACGTTGGGCGAGTTTGTCGCCAAGCAGAAGCTTCCTACCGCTAGCCCGGAGGCTCGGGCGAAGTCGTGGCTCGACCACCAAATCCGCCGCATGGCGACGGACGGCGTGTTCACGGAGACGGTGACGGTCACGCCGGAACTGGCGGAACTGTTGCTCGCCAGGAACCCGGCGAACCGCGCCGTTTATCGGTCCAAGGTTGGAGAGTACGCCGCAGCGATCCTTCGCGGCGATTGGGATCTGAACGGCGAGCCGATCATCATCTCCGACACCGGGGAGCTAAACGACGGGCAGCACCGTCTCAACGCGGTTTTGCTATCGAACACCGCCATTCGCTCGATCTTCGTGTTTGGGGTCACGCGATCCAGCCGAAACACCGTCGATCTTGGCGCGAAGCGCACTGCCGGTGACATCCTCGGGATGAGTGGCGTGCCGGATGCCACGTACGTTGCGGTGATGGTGAAGTTCATCATCAACTACGAGGCTAAGATGCACCTTGGCACGCATCGGACGCCGCAGGAAATCACGGATCGTCTGAGTGCGATGCGATGGGACGACGTGCAGATCAGCATGACGCACGGGCGAGCGACCTACCGCGTGTTCCGGTGGTCAGCCGGTGCTTGGGCGGCCCTCCACTACCTCATGGCGCGCGTTGATCAGGTTGCCGCTGATCGCTTCTTCGTTGAGCTGGCGACGGGGGATGGGGTTGTCGGGAAGCACAACAACGTCGGCGCTCTTCGCGCACGCCTGATCGAGAACTTGGCGGCGAAGGGCAAACTCCCCGTGACGGAGTTGGCCGCCCTCGCGATCAAGTCGTGGAACCATCGCCGCGCTGGCGTCCCGACGAAGGTTCTCCGGTGGATTACCGGAGGGTCGTCGCCCGAACCGTTCCCGCAGGTGCAGTGATGCCCACGATCATCGAGCGCATGGCCGTGGATGCCATTCTTCTCGGGCAACGGAAGCGTGCTCTTGATGAGAGCAAACTTCCTGCCTTGGAAGAGTCGATGCGGTCCCTCGGCCTGCGGACGCCCATCAGCGTCCGCATGGTCCCTGATGCTGTATCGGCAGACGGAGCGGTTCTTTCGGATCAGCCCGCACTTGTCGCGGGCCTGCACCGGCTAGAGGCGGCTAAGCGTCTCGGGTGGGAAATGATCGACGTCGCGGTCATAGACGGCGACGAAATTGATGCCCGCCTTTGGGAGATCGCGGAGAACCTGCACCGCGCAGAACTCTCCCCTGTTGACCGGGCCGAGCATATCGACGAGTGGCGCCGGCTGACGGCGGATAAGGGGCGTCAAGTTGACACCCCTTTGGGCGGCCACCAGCCGCACGACAAGGGCTTCAAGAAGACGGCCGAGACGTTGGGCGTCTCTGAGCCATCCATCCGTCGCGCCGAAAAGATCGCCTCGCTGCCCCAGGACGTCCGCGACCAAGCCCGCGCAGAGGGCTGGACGCAGGACAGGCTGCTCAAGGCCGCCACCCCTGACCGCGCCAAGCTGGCGCAGATCGCCGCCGAGCGTTCCGGGAAGACAGAAAACAAGCAGATCGACCGCGACATCGGTGAGCAGGCCGCCGCCGAGTTCGCGGAGTGGCTGATCGCCCACGGGGCCTTGCCTGTCATCCCCCAGATCGTGACGTGGCTGGAGGCGACGAAGACCAAGGACGTCATCCGTGAACTTCACCGGCAGTCGGCCGGGGTCTCGATCATGGACGCCGCGTGATGACGTTAGAGGACATGGCAATCGACGTGCGCGAGACCATCGCTATGTGGGTCCGCGAGGGCCTGTCCGTGGCCGAGATGTGCGACGCGCTCTCGGTTCCTCCGCCGCTCTGCAGCGAGGATGCCATCGCATACGTCCACCGCGCCTGCGTGCGCCGCTGGCAGGAAATGGAATGCAGGCCGTGAAGAACGTGAAAGCTGCCGCCGAAGGGGTTATCGTGGGCGAAAAGACCATGGACATGTTCAGTGACGCGACGATGGATGGCCCGGCATGAAGCGCACCTTCACGCCCGAGGCGGCAGCCGCGGAAGTCGTTCGGCTCCGCAGGATGGTCCGCGCCGCGCCGCACGGGCTTCGCACGAAGAGGCGCATCAGGCTCGTCGCCGCCGTCGCGCAGCAGCTCCGGGCCGAGGTTAGGCAATCGAAGTTGCGAGGCCGCGCCTGATGGCACGCATCCGGTCCCTTCATCCTGGGTGGTTCACGGACGAGGCATGGGTCTCCGTTTCCGCCCACGCCCGGCTTCTCGGCATCGGTATATGGACGGAGAGCGATGATTGCGGCGCTTTCGAGTGGAAGCCGCTCACGCTCAAGATGCGCCTATTCCCCGCCGATGGCGTCGATATCGGCGCGCTGTTGGCGGAACTGGAGACCGCTGATCTTATCCGAAGGTACGAACACGGGGGCCGTCAGTTCGGCGCGGTTCGGAACTTCATGCGGTTTCAGCGCCCCAAAAAGCCGAAATCCGTCCATTTCATGCCTGTGGAGTTCCGAACCTACGTCGGACAAAACGCTGGCGGTTCTGAACCGGAGCACAATGAACCAGAGGCAGTTACGGAAAAGTCGGAACTTGAAGCCCGTCAACGCACGCCAGTTCCGCCAAAGCCGGAAATTGCTCCGCAGATGGAGGATGGAGGATGGAGGATGGAGGATGAAAAGGTAAAAACAGGCGGCGGCATATCTCTTGACCGCGCGCGACCCGCACCGACGCCGCCTGTTGCCGCCGCCGCCGATTTGATTTTGGCATTTGATGAGGCTTACGAGGACACGATCGGCCAGCCGCGCCGGGGGACCAGCCGGGATCAGGACACCGCCGACGAGTGGGCGGAAGCCGGGTATTCGGCGGATCTAGTCCGCACGGTCGCGAGCGAACAAATCGCGCAGATGTGCCGGGCCGGGAAGCGACCTCCGTCGCACATGGGGATCATCACGACGGATTTGGCATCGGCCCATGCCGCGCAGGTCAAGCGGGACGAGCCTCGGGAACCTGATGACGTGGTGCAATGGCGCGCTCGGGTTTCGGGGTTTCGTGCTAAACGGTTCTGGTCCGCGATGTGGGGAGAGCCGCCGTCCGATCCTCGATGCGCCGCGCCTGTTTCCATCCTCACCGAGTTCGGGTTTCGCCAGCCGCAAACGAAGGAGGACGCATGAACCCCCATCCCGTGACCCGGATCACGATTTTCGGCGTTCCGGTGGGCAAGGGCCGCGCCCGGTCCACGCGCGACGGCCGGCACTACACCCCCGCGAAAACGCGGGCCTATGAGGACCAAGTGCGGATGCTTGCGAAGCTGGCGATGGGCCGCGCGCCGCCGCACGAAGGCCCGGTTGCGCTCACGCTCGGCATTTTCCTCCCGGTCCCGCAATCGTGGGCTCAGTGGAAGCGGGACGCAGCGTTAGCCGGGGCGGTCCTCCCGACCGGGAAGCCGGATGCGGACAACTGCGCGAAGGCGATCATGGACGGCTGCAACGGCCTCGTCTGGTCGGACGATGCGCAGGTCGTCTCGCTCACGGTGACCAAGGCATACGCGACCGATCCCCGTGTCGAGGTTACTGCCGAGCCTCTTCCGTGCCTGTCCGCAAACGTGACGAGGAGGGTCGCCTAATGCCCTACCTCTCCGATCGCGAGCGTATCGAACGCGCACTCCCCGCCCGTCTGGTCTGGCACGTCGCGAAGAGCATTGAGACGCACAGCACATCCCAGATCGGCACCATCGTCGCGGATCTAGAGGCCAGCTTCAACGCCACTCTGGAAAGCGTCTCCGACAAGGACCGCCTCCGTCTCGCCCGCCGGCTCTACCGGGTATGTCAGGTGGTGACCGGGGACCTTGCCGACCGCCCCGTCGCGACTGCGCTGGTAGCGGCGCGGGAACTGGTCGCGCAACTCATCACCGCCGACCTTTGGGATATGGACCCGGCATTTGACCGGGCGTGGGATGCGCTCGCCACTGCGGTCTATGAGGCAGACGGCAACGCGGAACTGCTTGACCGGGTGGACCGGAGCGGCACCCGCTACGGGCGCGCGGCTCTCTCCAGGCTTCAGGGCGAGGGGTATTACCGCCGGGCTGCTATCGGGGTGGCGGCATGACCGGGCGCACCTGGGAAATTCGCTTCATCCGCGAGGGTGGCTTGGTCACTCCCGACGAAGAGTTCTCGTCGTTCGCGGGCGATCACCACGCCGCGCATCGCGTGGGCATGGCGGTGAGGGAAATCGAGTTCACGCCCGAGGAGCGAGCGGAAATCGCCCGCATCGGGGACCAGATCATCCACGATAGCGAAGGTGGAGAGCATGACTAACGCCTTGTGCGCCTTGTCGTTAATCCTCGCCATGGACGTCAGCGGTTCCATGGACGAGCGTGAGTATCAGCTAGTCACTGAGGGCTACGGGGAGGCCCTGCGCGACCCCCGCACCGCCAGCGCCGTCTCCAGCGCCCCGTATGGGCGTATCGCCATCGCGGTCACTCAGTGGGCCAGCGAACAGTCGGTCGTCGTGGCGTGGACGGTGGTCGGGCCGGCGGACCTTCCTGCGCTTGCGGATCGGGTCCAGTCCACGCCCCGGTCTGTCCCGGCGGGGTCCACCAACTTGGACGACGCCATCGTCCACGCCGTCGCGCTGATGGACCAAGCCCCTTGCGGGGATCGGATGGTCATCGACGTGTCCGGGGATGGTGAGCACAACACCGGGGCTTACGGGTCGGGCCGGTTCCTTGCGGATCAGCGGGGGATCACCATCAACGGACTGCCCATCGTGAACGCCGAAAGCCCCGACTTGGCGGAATGGTACGCCGAGCATGTGCAGACGGGGTTCGGGTCGTTCACCCGACCGGCACATGGATACGAGGACGTGGGGCACGCGATGATCAGCAAACTCGGGACAGAGATCGCGGGAACCCTGCCGCAATGGGCAGGCCGATGACCGGCGTCCGCAGCTACCTCGGCAAGTACCAGCCCCAATCGCACATGACCGACGAGGACATCCGCCGCGCCGCTCACAAGGCATGGCACGACCGTGGCATGGTCTGCATCACCGCGCACGACTTGGCCCGCATCCCTGAGATGACGAGGGCGACCATCATCAGCGAGGCTAGTCGCCTCTACGGCAGGAGGGTGAATACGTGAGCGGCCATCCGACGTGCGGGTTCTGCAAACTGGAGATGGGGTACGTCTGCACAGGCGCCTCGGGCTGCGTGTGGGCGGAACTGCGCAAAGCCGAAGAGGCGATGCGACGGGGCGAGCGTGCGCACACGACCCCGGCGACAGAGCCGCATCCCGATCGGGAAAATCAGGCATCTAAGAGCGCCCCAACGGGCCACAATGTCCCGGCCGGGAAAGCGGACGGCGCTGCGTTTGACATGCTCATGCCATCCGAAACGTGGGACCACATCGTACCGCACCCGCTGGTGCCGTATGGCTTCGCGCCGGGTGGCTACTTCTGCCGGTGCTCGGGGTGCGGGCGGGAGTTCAGCGGCGACAAGCGGGCGCATCACTGTCGGGTCTGCGCCGAGCGGCGGCTTCATGATGTGGCTGAGATCCACCGCTTGTGGGGTGAGAACCAGAGGTACATGCGCCTCCATCAAACCCAAGGCGCGAACATCCGGTTCCTGATGAAAGAGCGCGCAGCCCGCGACTTCGCCGTAGCCGATGCAGTGCGGGAGGCGGTGCTTGCGAATATGCGCGCACGATGGCCCGAAGTGACGGACGGCCTGTATCAAGACATTAGCGCCATCGACCTCGCATCCGTCATCGCCATGATCAAAGAGGACGCCCGATGACCCGTCGCCGCATCAACCGCCGGGGCCGACGACCTAATCCCCGCACTGAGGACGGCCGCATGATCCGACCGCCTGCGAACGACGAGGCCGTGATCCCGAAGGAGGCCATCGCCCAACGCGCCCGCATCGTGGGGGAGGCAAATGCCCTCGATCACCGATCCGGCACGGCACTAGGTCAGCTACTTCATGGGGGCTACATCGACGCCCGCCAGCACGACGCGGGCCTTCGGGTCCAGCGGGTGTGGTCCACATGGATGCGCCTAGCCGGCTGCCCGCCCATCGCCCTTGTCGCGCACGTCCAGGGGCAATCGGTGAGCGATGACGACGCCCGCGCGGCGGAAGAGTGGAACCGGGCGAAAGACGATTTCGACGCCATGGCCCGTGTCATCCGCACTCAGGATGCATCCAAGTTGGTGTGGGATGCGGTGGAAATGGTGTGCCTTGGGGCGGTGGATTTCCGCGAGAACCCCGTGATGCTGGATCGGTGGCCGATGTGGGGCAGCAGGTTCCGGGGGGCGTTGGATGATCTGGCGAGACTGTGGAAGATCAGCGCGAAGGATGCGGCGTAAAAATATATGCCAACGGCGCGCTTTCCCCTTGCCAGCAACCCGCCATTGGCGTACTGTCTCTTTAACGAAACGCGCACCACGGAGACACCGATGACCAACATGACCGCCGCCATTTCCGCCCGCATCCTGGCCAACATCGCAGCCGGCATGTCCATGCAGGACGCCATCGACGCGGTGCTGGGCGCCGGGACGTTCGCCAAGATTGCCGGCGACGTGTACGACGCGCTGAGGGGGGAGGCGGCATGATCCCCGCCGACCTCCTCGCATGGCGTAACCGCCTCGGGCTATCCCAGTCCGGGGCGGCGGCGCGTTTGAACACCTCCGTAGACACGTACCAGAACTGGGAACAGGGCCGGCGGCGCATCCCCGGCGTGGTGGAAGTGGCGATGCAAGCCGTGAGCAAAGAGACGGCCTAGTTGCCCCACCCCTTCGAACATGGTACGGTCAAATTGAGAATAGGGATTCGTGGGCGCCGGGGGATACCTTTGGCGCCCTTCGCTTTTCCGGCCCTCGCGCCGCGCCTCTCTCACTCCATCCCCGGAGACGTACATGCGTATCGAGACTGCGGACCAGATCGCCGTAGTGGCGGATACCGATGGCGGGCTGCTGATGCAGTTCGGCCCGACGACGGTCGAGCTGTCCCCGGCCGAGGCCGAGGCGTTCGTGATCGCGCTTTCGGATGCCCTGCCCGACACGGACGGGGACGTCGATTGCGACGCCGACGAGTGCGAGGACTGCGATTGTGAGGTCGAGATCGACGCCGAGACGCTCGGCCTGATCATCATCGACGCCCTCACCCGGAAGTAAGGCGATGGACCGGGTGGTTCTCAAACAGCGCGCCTACGACGGCGCCTATGAGGTCCACGCTTACATCCGCCATCGCAACACCGAAGACCCGTCTCCCGTGTGGACGACGGTCGGGGTATTCGGGCGATCGGACGATGCAGAGAAATGCCGGGCAACCTGGGCCCGCCGAGTGAACGGAGGAAAGCCGAAATGACCCGCTACGTAAACATCAACACCCCCGCCGCGGAGAAGTACGCGGGCAAGCGCACCGTGGAAAGCGCCGCTCGCATGGGCGATGGCTACCGGGGCCGGAAGATCTACGGCTCTCAGTCCGACGCCCGCATGGGAAGCTACGGCGTCTATTCCATGGGATACGAGCCTTCCGACGCCGGCCGTGCTGGAAAGGCCGCCAAGCCGACGCAATCCAGCCGCATCGACATGATGGATGGCGAGAGGGATTATTAAACGAGAAACCCCCGCACTGTGGCGGGGGCGTCTGTCAGGACATTTCGGGGAGGTTGAACGAAATCGCGGCGCAGGCGAGCGCCACGGTTTTGGGAATGACGACGGGCCGGTTGTCAGGCGCACGGCGCTTCCCGGCTTCGTAAAGAACGATGGTTGCGACGGAGACCCCAAGGGCATCGGCCGCTTCCCGGCGTGACAGGCGACGATGCGCCCGCCACGCCTTGAAGGTTTCGGGGGTCATTCGTCGCCTCGCAGACGATAGATCAAAACGCCGCCGCACTCATGCCGGCCCAAACGATCCGCCTCGGACGCCGTCACGTCACACCAGCACTCGATGCAGTTATAACCGTCGGGCACGTTGCCAACGTTGGTTCCACCAGCACGCTCTGGGCGGAGCGAGCCGACCTTGAGTCGGCGCCGGGCGTAGGCGCGCGCTTCCGCCAAGGTGGCGTGGGACGTCTCGTCCCTGTTTCCGTAGCCGTCCGACCCGAAGGTCTCGGTCATGAATTTGCTGACCATTGGTTCCTCCTGCGTTGAATGGGGTCTCTCTACCACCCTAAGCCCCGCCGGATGATCCGGTCGGGGCTGGTGGGGGAGTGGGGTGGGGTCAGTCTTCGCGAACAAGGTGGCTCTGGCGCACCCACACGCGCTGGCCGTTGTCAAACTTGACTTCCACGTAGCCCTTGCTCCAATCCTTGGCATTGGAGACGCGGTGCGCCCACCCGCAGTCGCCATCGACGGTGCTGCGGACCCGGATCGGGGTGCCGGCCTTGTAGGCAGCGCGGACTTCGATAGCGGTCAGGCGGGCCATGGTGTTCTCCGTTGGTGTGGGGCGCTGCCCCGTTGCTGATGAGAGGAATGTAGCGCACTGAGTGCATGTCGTCAACGATGAAATCGCCGCCTCGATAACATTTTGTCTGGCCGGTAGCGTCGCATCGCGTATAATTGCCTCATGACGGGAGCCGAACTGAAGGCGGCCTTGAGCCGCATGGGTATGAGCCAGCGCGCGTTTAGCCGCTTGCTCACCCGATACGCAGTGGGTAGCGAGGTCACGGCGGCGACGGTCAACCGCTGGTGCATGGGCGAACATCCGGTCCCTGGGGCGGTGGCGCTGTCCATCGCGCTGCTGGACCTGATGCGGGATCAGGCCGACCGGCTGGCCGAGTTCATCGGAGACGCCCGATGACGACAGGTCTTCAGCCCTATCACCTCGCGTGGCTGTCGGCGCACCCGAAGCGCACTGAGGCATGGTTGCGCGAGCGCATCGCTGATGGGTTCCAAGTCCACCACCTTGACCACAACCCAGGCAACAACGACCCCGCGAACCTCGTCCTGATCGAAGGCGAGGATCACATGCACGTACACAATCTGGCGGGCGGCACGCAGTTCCGTGGTCTGGTTGAGATGGCGCGCGAGGGCATGGCCAATCCAAATCGCCAGAAACGGAAGGTTCGCAACCCGCACAAAGAGGCTCGCGAAAAAGAGCGGGCTGACTTCAATTTGGGCTGGAAAACATACGGATTGATAGTCAGCAAGCTGGCTACGATTGAAACATTGGAAGCGGAAGACAAAGCGTCTGGTGGCCCTGATCGCGTGCACTTGGCACAGATCTATGCGGCGCAGACCAGAATTCCGTGGCCACCACGAACAATCAACTGGTGAAAGAGGGACGCCACCCGAAAGGGCGCGTCGAGACGGCGATGACCGTAGGACGTCCGACCAAGTACGACCCCGCCTATTGCCAGATGGTCGAGGAGATCATGGGGCAGGGGTACAGCCTCACCGCCTTCGCCGGCCACATCGGCGTGAGCAAAGAGACGGTGTACAACTGGACCCGCGAACATCCTGAGTTTCTTGGCGCGGTATCGCGTGCGAGGCCGAAACGCCTTGCCCAGCTAGAGCGGCAATTGCTCGCGGGTGAGACGGGGCCGAAGGTGACTGCGTTCATGTTCGCCTTGAAGAACGCCGACGCTGACGAGTGGCGCGACAAGCAGTCCGTGGAAAGCACGGTCACCGTCCGCCATGAGGACGCGCTAAAGGCCCTGGGATGACGCCGGAAGAGACGGAGATCCGGCGGAAACTGCGGGACAACTTCCCTCACTACGCTTCCCGGTGCCTCAACATCAGAACCAAGGCTGGCAAGGTCGAGCGGCTTGAACTGAACGCGGCGCAGTTGCTTATCCATGAACGGATTGAGGCGCAGCGGGCCGAAACGGGCAAGGTCCGCGCGATCATCCTGAAGGGCCGGCAACAGGGGTGCAGCACCTATGTCGAGGCGCGGTACTACTGGCGGGTCACGCATCGGTCGGGCGTGCGGGCGTTCATCCTCACTCATGAAGCCGAGGCGACGAACAACCTCTTCGACATGGCGGTTCGCTATCATGAGAACTGCCCCGACCCGGTGCGGCCGAGCACGGGTGCCGCGAACGCCAAGGAACTGATCTTCGACAAGCTGGACAGCGGGTACAAAGTCGGGACGGCGGGCACCAAGGGCGTGGGACGGTCCTCCACGATCCAGTATTTCCATGGCTCGGAGGTCGGCTTTTGGCCCTTCGCCCATGAGCACGCCGCCGGGGTGATGCAGGCCATTCCCGACGCCCCGGATACCGAAGTCATCCTGGAGAGCACGGCCAACGGGGTCGGGAACTTCTACCACGAACAATGGACCAAGGCCGTCGCGGGGGAGAGCGAGTTTATCGCGATCTTCGTGCCGTGGTTCCTGCAACCTGAGTACCGATCGCCGGCCCCGAAGGACATCGTTCTGGACGAGGGCGAGGCGGAACTGGTCGGCGCCTACGGGCTGGATCTAGACCAGATCGCATGGCGCCGGAAGAAGGTCGCGGAACTCGGGTCGGTCGAACTCTTCCGCCAAGAATACCCGTGCTCGCCCGACGAGGCATTCCAGACCTCGATCGAACATGCGGTCGTGCCCATCGAATTGGTGCGGTCGGCCATCAACCGGAACGTCGGGCAGGCGGGCTATCGGCGTGTGTGGGGTCTGGACGTTGCGCGTAGCCTGACGGGGGACCGGACGGCATTGGCGAAGCGGTGGGGCAACACGCTCCTCGAGCCGGTGAAGTGGTGGCGGCTTCCCGACCTGATGCAGATCGCGGGCACGGTCTATCAGGAATACTTGGCGGCCGAAGAGAAGCCCGACGAGATTTGCGTGGACGTGATCGGCTTCGGCGCTGGCGTCGTGGACCGGCTCAACGAGATGGGCCTGCCGGTGACGGGCATCAACGTTGCGGAAAGCCCGAGCGTTGACGGCGCGAAATACATGCGGCTGCGCGACGAACTGTGGTTCAAGGCGCGGGAGTGGTTCGAGGGCCGGGATGTTCGGATGCCCCCGGACGAGGCCCTGATCGGTGAACTGACGGGTGTCAAGTACAAGATCACGTCGTCGGGGAAGCTGCAGGTCGAGGGCAAGGACGAGATGAAGGCGCGGGGCCTACGGTCGCCGGATTTGGCCGACGCATTCAATTTGACCCTATCGGCTTCGGACATGCCGCCTCAAACGACGTCGTACCAGCCCCCATCCTATTGGGACAGCTAACCGGCTATCCATCGGACGCCGGATGACGCCTTCGGGCGATTTCACCAACGGAGAGAGCAATGGGATATGTCGTGGACCCGGCGCGCATGGCGCTGGTGGAGGATGTCGTGCGGCTCCATGCGGAGTTTGGCGCGCTGCTGGACCGGATTGCCGATGCGGTTGACCCGGCGAAGCGCATTCTTGACCCGTGTGAGAGCGCGCGCGGAAAGTTGAACGCCATTCGCGACGCAGCCCTTGGCCTCGCTGTGCATAACGCTGCCCGCCCACATGAGGGAGCGTCCCTTCGCGAGATGATCGAAGCGCACTACACCGCGACGATGACGACGGAGGGCTGACCCATGTTCCCCACGTTTGATGCATGGCGTAGCGCCGTGCGGCACAGCTACGCGCACAAGGTCATCGACAAGGCCAAGAGCCCTGACGAGATTGAGCCTTACATGGCCGAGTTGGACAAAGCCCTTGGTCTCACTGAGGAGCGGTTCAACGCCTTCCGCGACGCCAACATCAAGTACGTGGATGATGCCGCCGAGGCCCGAGCCAAGTTGGAAGATGCGTATCAGAAGATGCGCGGCACTTACCACGGCGACCTCAAGGCCGACGAGCGCAAAGAGTTCAGCAGCATTTACGGCGAAGTCCTTTGTGCTTTTCGCAAGGCGAACCGGGCGCTGGACAGGGCGTTTGACCCTGCGGATGGCGGCATTGATCCCAACGTCGGCCGCCCGTGGTGGCAGAGGTTCCGCTGATGCGCCTCATTCTCGTTCGCCACGCGCGGACCATCCTCCAGGACAAGAAGATCATCGCGGGGTCCAACGTGGACGCGGGCCTGTCCCACCCGGGCAAGCTACAGGCCAAGGCCCTCGGGCCGCTGATCGCGGGCATCCCGGTGTGGTTCGTCTCCCCGATGCAGCGGGCGCAGGAGACGGCGGCCCTTGCGGCGGAAGCGGCGGGTACCAAGCCGAAGATCGTCACCGTGCCAGCCCTGATCGAGCGGGACTATGGCGAGGCCGACGGAAAGACGGTCCCCTGGGTCATGGAACGCTACGGCTATTTCGCCCACGACGATTGGGACACGCAGTTCGACCAGGCCCCCCCGGATGGCGAAACGCTGGCGCAGGTCCGGTTGCGGGTCACGGATTGGTGGCGCGGTCAGGACGTCGAGGAAGCGGTCGTCATCGCCCACAAGCACGTCTTGCGGATGCTTCACCACTCGCTGACGGGTGAGGACTACGAACCCCGCAATGCCGAGCCGATGGAGGTGATCCTGTGACCACGCAGACATGGAAGTTGATCGTCCAGCGCGCCGACCGGGACTGGTCGAAGGGCAGCGTGCGCCCGGTGGCCTACGAGTTTTCCAACGGGCGAGAATTCAATGTGACCGAGCGGCCGGGGCAGGCTTACGGCACGGGGACGGGCACATGAGCGCCGCCCTCGTCCTGTGGCTCGCGCTCGCATACCGTATCCGTGGGCACCGTCCTGATAGCGGGTCCCTGCGCACGGTCATGCACCCGGTCTTCACGCTTCGCCCCCTGTGGGCGGCGTCCGTGTTCGGCGTGGTCTACATGCTGACGGGTGACCTGTGGATCGCGGGTGCCGTGGCCATCGGCGAGTGGATCGGCCTGCACATCCGCCACGCCCCCGGTCAGGACATGGGGACGTGGCGCGGGTCCATCTGGGGTGACGTGCTCTACATGGTCCGCGTCGGCGCAATGCGTGGAGCGATCGTCTTTGCTGCCGTCATCGCCCCGCTCGTCGTCGTGACGCACTTTAATGGCGCAGGGCTGACGTGGTTGGCGGTCGTTTACCCATTTGTGTGGGGCATCCCCGTCCTCTACGCCATCACGCTCCCGCTCTCCTACTTCGTCGGCTGGCGCATCCCCTGGCGGGTGCCGCACATCCTGCGGGGCGGGATTGAGTGGAGTGAGTTCCTCACGGGCGCATCTCGGGCGGTCGTTTTCGTTCTGGTGTTCGGAGCCTGACATGGCGCAGTTCCGCAAGAAGCCGGTCGTGATTGATGCCGTTCAGTTCGACGGTACTTTTGGATCAGTATGGCCGATGATCCGCGAACACCGGGAAATCCAGTGGGAGCCGGATGGCGGGGTCCTGACGATCAAGACCCTAGAGGGCGACATGACTGCTAGTCCTAGCGACTGGATCATCCGCGGGGTGAAGGGCGAGTTCTACCCTTGCAAGCCTGACATCTTCGCAGCGACCTACGAGGCGGTGTGACCATGGCCGTCATCGAAGTCCTCCCCTATGCGAGCATGGAACAGGCGGCGACGCTTGCGGCCGACCAGAAACTCGCCAGCGAGATCGCCCGCGTTCTTCGCAATGCTTATGCTGGGTGGAGTTGGGCAGTTCACGTTGATAGCCGCACGGGCATCGCGACGATCGAGAATTGGGACCTGTCCGAACGCTTTGGCTTCGTCCTGCACATGAACAAGCTGACCGGCGCGCATGAGATCAGGCGCGCGGCGATCCTAGCCGGCGGCGAGTTCCTTGAGCGCCACGGCCTGCCGGCGACCAAGGCCAACGAGGCCGACCGCGCAGAGAAGCAGGCCCGCGCGTGGTTCGCATGATGGAAGAGATCAGCGTCGAGCGCGTGTCGTTCTGGGACGGCGAAACCAACGCCCACGAGACGTATGAATTCGGCTGCATGAACATGCCGGTGGAAAGCGTCATCGCGGCGCTTCAGAAGGTGCAGGCCATTCTGGCGACCAAGGGGCTCACGACAATCGTGGCCGAGCCCACCGGAGACGGTGCCGGACTCACCGTGACCGGCAGCCGCTACAAGACGCCGGCCGAGGCAGAGGCGTTCCGGCAGCGCCAAGCCGACTACAAGGCCGGGCGCGAGCGGTGGCCCAGCCCCGACGCTTCCGACGAACTGAGGGCCACGCGCCGCGCCGCCGTTGCGGCTGAGATCGCCGCTCGCGGCTGAACATCCAAGGTGGTGCCATGCTGAACGACGACGCCGGTTCCAAGATGGAGGACGGGCAGGAGCAGGACGTGCGCTCGCGCGACTGGCTCGCCCTCGCCCGGACCTGTTGGGACCAATCGGAGTCGTTCGTCCAGTCCGAACTGCAGAAGCCGTGGGAAAAGGCGCTTGATCACTTCCACGGACGCCACCCCTCGGGGTCCAAGTACAATTCGGACGACTACCGGGGCCGGTCGCGGCTGTTCCGCCCGAAGACCCGTTCCACGATCCGCAAGGGCGAAGCGGCGTGCGCGGCGGCGTTCTTCTCCACACAGGACGTCACCAACGTCGCGCCCACGGACGACGGCGATCCGATCCAAATCGCGTCGGCCGAGTTGATGCAGCAAATTCTTCAGCACCGGCTCACGAAGACGATCCCGTGGTTCATGACGGTCCAGTCTCAGTTTCAGACCACGAAGACCATGGGGTACTGCGTCAGCCGGCAAGAGTGGCTGTACGAGCGTGTCGAGGAAATGGTTGATCAGCAGGTCATGGACCCGATGACCGGCGCCCCCGTGCTTGATGCCGAGACGGGTGATCCGCTGACGCTACAGGTTCCCAGCGAGCGCATCCGCAAGGACCAGCCGGTCATCCGACCCATCCCGCCGGAGAACTTCCGCTTCCACCAAGGCGCGGACTTCCTCAATCCGGCCGAGGACTCGCCGTTCCTGATCGAGCGGGAGGCGGTTTATGCCGGGGCCTTGAAGGGCGCGGCGGGGTCGAAGGACGGCATTCTCGAATGGCTGGACGTGGACGACGCCACGCTGGCCGAGGCTAAGGTAGACACGACGTCCTCAATCCGCGAGAAGCGGTCGGGATACGACCCGCTAGACCCGGACGGCACGTCGGAAAGCATTGAAGACCACGAACTCGTCTGGCGCCACCGGAATATCATCCGCGACGAGGAAGGGGACGATTGGTTCTTCTTCTCGCTCGGAACCGTGTCGTTGCTCAGTGAGCCCGTGCGCCTTCGGGATTACGCGCCGTGGCTTCGGGATGGTGAGAGGCCGTACGTCATCGGCTACGGGATGCTCGAAGCCTTCACGGCCACGCCGACGAGCCAAGCCACGTTGCTGTCCGACCTTCAGGTTGCGGTCAACGACGTCCAGAACCTGCGGATGGACGGCATTAAGCACTCGCTGCACCCGAAAACGCGCATCAAGGCCGGCGAGCAAATCGACATCAAGGCGGCCACGTCGGGGGCGCCGGGGTCTGCGGTGGTGGTCAAGGACGTCGCCAACTCCATCGCCTACGACCGGCCCCCGGATGTGACGAGCACGGCCTACGCCGAACAGGACCGGCTCAACGTGGACTTCGACGAGGTGGCCGGGGCGTTCAGTCAGGGCACCGTCGCGACCAATCGCCGGATGAACGAGACCGTCGGCGGCATGGCCTTGCTCACAAACGCCGCCAACGCGGTCACCGAGTACGACCTTCGCATCTTCGCGGAAACGTGGGTCGAGCCGGTGCTTCGCCAGCTTGTCCGATTGGAGCAACGGTACGAAAGCGACGAGGTGATCCTGGGCCTTGCGGCCCGCAAGTCGGACATGATCCAGCAATTCCAGCGGCACGGCATCGATCCGGGATTGGACAAGCTGCTTGATCAGGAACTCACGGTCACGGTCAACGTCGGCATCGGCCAGACCGACCCGAACATGCGGCTTCAAAAGTTCCAAGTCGCGATGCAATCCCTGATGCAGATCGGCATGGGGCTGTCTCAGATGACCGGCGGGCCGCAGGTGCTTCAGTCGCCCGCGTTTCAGGCCATCGCGAAAGAGATTTTCGGCGCGGCCGGCTACAAGGATGCGTCAAGATTCCTCGCGTTTCAGGATCAGGGACAGGACCCGACGCAACAGGCCGTCCAGCAAGTCCAGATGCAGGCGCAACAGGCGATCCAACAGCTACAGGCGCAGATGGCCGAGATGCAAAAGGCCATTGAGGACAAGCAGGCCGACCGCCAACTCCGGGCGTGGGAAAAGACGGTGGACGTCCAGGCGTCCATGTCCAAGCAGGAACGCGAACTCGCGGCCCGTCTCGCGATGGAAAAGCAGAAGCTGGCCGTCGACGTCGCGGTCAAGCGCGAGGACCGGGAGGCGAACGCGGCGATAGAGATGGAGAAACTCCGTCGCCAGCAGGAAATCGCCCAGACCGACACGTTGGACGAAGCGGTCATGACGATGCTCCAAGGCGCACTTCAGCCGCCGGCCCCTGTCCGCACCGAACGCCGGGTCATCTGATGTCCGCGAAGTTTGAACGGCTCGTCGCCGCCGCTATGCTCAAGCAGATGGCCGACGAGGGGACGGGGGTCGGCCGCGCTGAGATGGCCGCGCTTCGTCAAGAAGTCGCGGACATGGCGGGCGATCTTGCCGAAGCCATGCAGACGATCCCCGGCTACAGGCAACTGATCGACGGCATCGGGGAGATGAGCCGGGCCGAACTGGCCCAGTTCAAGGAACGGCTGGACGATTTCGCGGAAGACGTGGCGGAAGCCATGGGCCGGCTTCCGTTGAACGGCGACACGGGTCCGATGGGTCCGATGGGGCCTCCCGGTCGTGATGCGGTCGGGCTGCCCGGTCGAGACGGCAGGGACGGCGTGGATGGCCGCGACGGGACCGGCATCACGTCGGCCCGGATGGATGGAGACACGCTTGTCCTCGGGCTGTCCGACGGCACGGAACGCCGCATCGGCCGGGTCCGTGGTGCGGATGGGAAAGACGGCCCCCGTGGTCCCGCCGGTCCCCGTGCGCAGATCGGCGTGACGGTGAGTTCAAGCGCCCCGACGTCGGCTGACGGCGTGGACGGCGATATCTGGTTCCAGGTCTAGTGATGACCGACGGCGCGGGCATCGCGGCTGCCGCCACCGACCTGATTGGCCGCCAGCACTATCATCGCGTCAAGTCCACGCTCATCAGCGACGGGGCCAACGACACGGCCGATTTTAGGGGAACCACAACATGGCACTGAAATTCTCGACAGATCTGCGCAACTCGCGGGCCGATGCGATCTCGACCGCGATCGGCAACGGGGGCATCCTTCGCATCTACGACGGGACGCGACCGGCAAACGTCGGCACGGCGGTAACCACTCAGGTCGTTTTGGCCGAACTGACGGGCGGCAGCCCGTTCGCCCCGGCAGCGTCGAGCGGCGTGCTGACCGCCAACGCGATCACGCAGGACAGCAGCGCCAACGCGACCGGCACGGCCTCGTGGTTCCGCCTCTTTCAGGCGAATGGAACGACAGCCGTAATCGACGGTGACGTAACGGCGACGGGCGGCGGCGGCGACCTCACCCTCAACACCATTTCCATCGCCTCAGGCGGGCCGGTCCAGGTGACCAGCGCGGTGTTCACGGAGGGAGGTGCGTAATGCTTCTCACGCAGCGCGTGGCACTGCCCGACGTGCAGGGCCTGCCGGACTGGCAGGTTGCCGAAGTGCTCAACACCCCCGACGCCACACTGCCGACCGTTCGCGTGGACGTGCCCACCGGGGACGTGCAGGAGGTGCTCCTGACAACCGGGGAGTGGGCCGGGATCGTGCTCGCGGCCGAAAGCGCGAGCACACCAAGCCAAGTTCGCACCTTGGCAATCCTCATGCGCGACACCGTGAGGCAATCCTCGACCATCGGCACATCCCAGCCGACGGTCTACGCCAGTACGGCGGCAGCCCTCGCCGGTCTGGTACAGGCCGGGCTACTGGCGACGCAAACGCGGGATGCGCTCTTGGCGCTGGCCGAGAAACCTCAATCTTGGGCGGCGGCGAACGGCGTCGATGTCACGGCCCGAACGGTCGGTCTCGCACGAGGAGGGATTTAATGGCGGTTGCTAAGTGGGCTGCGCCGAGCGCGCGGTCGGCCAATCTTGCTGGCACGGCGCTGAACAGCCTCGCCAACGGCTCGGCGTCGGCCTTCATCACTTATAACAACGCTACCAACCTCGACCTTTACTCGGCGATTGCCGTCAGGCTCGGGTCGATCAACCCCGCGACGGGAGGCAGCGTGACCTTGCGGGTTTACGCGAGCGACGGGACGGACGTGCCGGATGTGAATGGTGGCGCTTTCGACGCCTACGTTGTGGCGCTGGCGACGGGAAGCAGCGCGAAGGTCGTCACCATCCCCATGGTGCGGCTGTACCCGTTCTCGCTGCGCTTCCAGATCGTGAACGGCGCGGGCGTGTCGTTCGCCGCCAGCGGCAATGAACTCTACGTCACGCCCTATAACGAGGATGTGACCTAATATGCCACGCGGCGTTAGTCTCCTCGACGAAGCCCGCTTGCAGCAGCGGCTCTGGACGCCCGCTCTGCTGCGGCCGGCTTTGTGGATGGATGCTGCCGACCAGTCCACGATCACGACTGCCACGGGCATCAGCGAGTGGCGAGATAAAAGCGGCAACGGGCGGCATTTCACCCAATCAGTCGCGGCGAGGCAGCCAGGGTATAACACAACCGGCATCAACGGTCTGGGCACCATCGCTTTTGACGGCAGCGTCAAAGCGCTGCAACGCACGCCCGAGGCGTGGGCGTTTCAATATCCAGTCACGTCCTTTATTGTATTCAGGGCGACGGCATTCAACGGTAGCTATAACTCGCTTTTTGAGTTTTACACCGTAAGCGGTCAAGCAACTGCCGGATGGAGTGACCTCATCGGCCCTGCATCGCGTTCTGCGATTTATGCAACAAACACCGTCGGAACACAGAACTTTTATGACGGCACCGGTTTGTTGACTTACATCGCAAATAGAACCTACATTTTTACAGGCATACATCAAAACAACTCGCTAGTTGGGCTGCGAAACGGAAACGCAGACGGTAGCAACTCCGGCTCCTATACGTTGCGGACGAACTTAGGAACTTCGCCGCTGTACATAGGCTCATCGCCTTTGTTCAGTCGGTACACGAACTGGCAAATTGGAGAGGTAATCATCACAAATAATGCGGCGCTATCCGTACCGGATCGTTTGAAAATTGAGGGATATCTTGCGTGGAAGTGGGGCGTCGCCGGGGACGTGGTGACGAGCAGTCAGTTTTTAAGCCGCCCGCCCCTGATCGGAGACTAACATGCCGCTCCGCATCCGCGTTCCTGCGATCGGTGCGGCGGCGTCTGGCGTAACAGGCGCGATCGCCGCGACGGCGCCCGTCGCCACCCTAGTCGCATCTGGCGAGCGGGGCGTAACAGGCACCATCGCGGCCACTGCACCCGCAGCGACACTCGCCGCCTCTGGCACGCATACAGCGCCGAGTGTCACCGGAACCATCGAGGCCACTGCGCCCGCAGCGACGGCTTCGGCAAGCGGCGCGCATGGCGTCGCGGGTGCAATCAACGCAGCGGCCCCAGTCGCCACGCTGGCGGCGACCGGTGCGAGTGGCGCGGCTGGCACCATCGCCGCATCCGCCCCCGCCCCCACGTTGGTCGCATCCGGCGTCATCACACCGGCAGCAGTCACCGGCACCATCGCCGCGACGGCACCCGTCGCCACTTTGGTCGCTACCGGCGGCGCGGTGCGGCAGATCTACGTCAAGCGCAACGGGGCGTGGACGTCCACCCTCACGCCGAGGGTGAAGAACAACGGCGCATGGTCTACACCATCGGCCGTATGGTATCGCACGAACGGCACTTGGACGAAGGTGTGGGGTAACTGATGAGCATCGCCGCCCTTATCCTCGCCATGCAAGCCGCCCGACAGGGGAGGCAGGGCCAACAGGCCGATACCGAGGCCCTACAGCGGCTTATTGACCAAGTGTCTACTCTTGCCGACAAGCCTGGCAGGGACGGCCGAGACGGCCCCCCCGGTCGCGATGGCGTGGGGGTGGAGCGGGCCACCGTCCGTGATGGAAGGTTGATCCTCACCCGCACGACCGGAGACGACATTGACGTTGGGCCTGTCATCGGGCCAATCGGGCCGAAGGGTGGCAAGGGTGATCCTGGGGAGAGCGTCATCGGCCCTCCCGGACCCGCCGGAAGAGATGGTCGAGACGGCGAGGATGGCGTCGGCATCGCCAGCGTCGAGCGGGTCAAGGACAACATCGTCGTTACCCTAGACGATGGCCGCGCGGTCGATCTGGGGAGTTTCCGGGGACCACAAGGGCCGTCCGGACCTCGCGGTCCTGCGGGGACTGCGGGGCCTCCGGGCACGGGTGGCGGTGCGTCGGGCGCCATTACGTCGTCCGGGTTGACGATGACGACAGCGCATCGAATGCTCGGCGGGAGAACGGCCGGCGGTGCGGTTGAGGAATTCCAAGCTCCTTATCTTGCCGTTCTCGCGACGCGCGCAACGGCCGGGTCAAGCGTGTTCCCGAACGGAACTGATACCGTGTGCCCGTGGGACAACATTGTTTACAATCCCTACAGTTGGACAGTAAACTCCTCATCAAACTTTGTTATTCCGTCAGGTGTCACAAGGGTTCGCTGCACTGCGACGGTAATTCTTGACGCTGCATTTGGCGAGTCAGGCGCTACATATGTGGCAATTAGGCAGTTTAATAGTAGCAATGTATTTCAAAATACCGGCTTCTTCCCAGGCGCTACCGGCCTAGGGTTTGTCGCATTCCCGACGGCAACGTGTATTTTTGATGTTGTCGCGGGGGACTATGTAAGGGTGGCGCTACAACAGCAATCAGGATCTGCACGGGTCTACAACACAGCTGGCTTTGGGGCAGCGGGGCGTGCAAGTTCTCTTGCGATTGAGGTGATCGGATGACCGCCAGCGTTTTGGTCCTCGGGGATTGGGATCTTCCGTCCATCGCGGCTGCAAGCGGCGCCGCCCCGTCAACTCCGCTATCACCGACGTTCTGGTTCGCGTCGGGCGACGACGGCACTGGCGCAGGAACACTTTACGTCGCGGGCGTGACCCAGCATTCCCTCGACGCGGCCCTCGCCGCATGGCTGGGGGCAAATCCTCAGTGAACATCTACGACACCGACCAAGGCCGGTTCGCCGTCCTGCCCGACCCGTTCTTCGACGTACTTCTCGGCAAGCATCGGGAGTATTGCCCGCACCTGCTGGCGTTCCTCCGCACGATCATCCGGAAAGGGGATATCGTGGCACGGTCCTTCACTGATGCATCTCGAAGCTGGAGATAGACGTCCGCGACCTGGGGGAGCAACCGGGCATCATAACCGACTGCTCTCGCGCCCGATTTGGTGCGGTAAAAGATCGGATTGGTCGACTGGGCCAAGTCCTCGGAAATAAAGGGTTTTAGGGCGTCCGCTTGCAAAAAAAACGGCAGTTGGTCGACGGTCGTCAGAACGCCAGTTCCAGCCTTTGGCGACCTGCTACGGCCCAGTGCCCGAAGGAATGC